GCGCTCCGCGCCGATTTTGCACGTTTACATTGTAAACAGGCGCTTGACAAATACCTATTTGTCGTGATAGGGAAAGGCTCGTGAGCTAAAAAAGGCGAAAAAATGATAGATTTTTTAAGTGGGCGCACGGTAGCAATCCTTTATATGCTTTGGGTTGCATTAATGGTGTTCCTGATAACTGTTTTCACTATCAGAAGTGACGAAAAGCTTAAGCAGATTCAAACTCTTGAATCGGAAATAAGAGCTCTCAAGGCGCACGTAACAGAAATCGAAACCGTAAATAAGAGCTGCTCGGCGACCTTGCAGGCATGCCTCGGCTCTTGCATCGAATCGCAGCTCCTTGACACCGTCAAGGAATCAATAAGGATCAAACGATAATGCCCAGCGGAGTTCACCTAACACGCGAGCAGATCACTGAAATCGTTGAACTATACGAAACGGGCATGACTGGTCCCGACATTGCCCGCAAGACTGGCGTAGCCTGGTCGACCGTGGTCAAGGTCGTCTGCCGCGAGCTTGGTATCACTGGGAGCCCTGATAGGCCCATACGCCGGCCGCCGCCTAATAAGTACGAGTTCACCACAGACCAGCTCGTCGAGCTTGTTCAGCGCTACCGCGACGGGGAAGGCCTCGAGGCTCTTGCCGCTCACTTCCATTGCGATGCGAAAAAGCTCGTCGTGGAGCTCGGCCGTGTGAACGAGCCCATCAAGCCGACCGGCCGGCCGCGGGTGGTGGCACCCGAGGTGCTTTGCCCAGTTTGCCAAGAGCTTATCCCTGCGAAGCGCTTCTTCTATGGAGCTGACGGCGTAGCCGTTCCGCCGAAGAGCTGCGGCAAGGACGAATGCGAGGCCGCTCTAGCCTTCGGCGCCGTCGAGGCCCCCGCGGTCGTTCCTCGTGGGGAGATTCGCCGGGACAAGGGCGGGTGGACACCTGGGGGCAAGGCCCAGGCCGCTCAGAGGCAGTGGCAAGAGGAGCGCTTGCTCGTCGAGCGTCTGCCCATCGATCTCGAGCTCCTCGCGGAGATTCTTCCCATAGACCAAGTGGGAGAATACCAAGCGCTCTTCGAGCTCTCTGAGGACACCCGTGGGAGCGCTCGGCCTGGGGATCAGGGGTCGATTTGGGGAGATTTGAGCAGAGTTCCTGTTTATATGCGCCTCATCGCTCGCGGGGAAGGTCACGCTGCGGTGCGGTTGCTCTTGCTACCGGGCGAATCTGTTTTCGATAGATTCGTGGCCAAGTTCTTCCGCGACAAGGAACAGCTCCTCTTGATCTCGAGGTCTTCGCGGCCGCTCTTGGCATGGCGCTGCGCTTGCCCGCAGGGATGTTCGTGGATTCTCGACACCGTGGTAGACCTGCCCGAAGAGGTTGGGGTCTACGGCATATGCCCAACCTGTGGATCATGCGCTTTGCAGATAGAACACATAAAGGAGTGACCAATGGTAAAGCAAGTCAACGCAAAAAACACTGCTGACGTCAAGGAGCTCGATAGCACCGTAAAAATCATCGGCAATCCAGACCTCTGGAAGATCATCTCTAAGATTTACTCTGACGGCCATGGCTGGATGAAATCCACAAAGGCCATGAACATCGAAGGCCGTGGGGTGCTCGTGCAAGTGTCGACGCAGCTCGGCGATCAAGTTGCCGAGGCCTTGACGTTCATTCCCGACGCGATGGTCGAGGGGCCTTTCAACGACAAGGCCACAGGGATCGAGTCGTACCGCATTTTTGGCACTGTCAAGGACGACTGACCGCAAGGAGCTCCCCATGGGACACCCACCTAAGACCTGCCGAACCTGTAAGTGCTACATCAATGGCAGAGGCACTAACGCAAACTGGCCTTATGGGTATGGTCGATGCTTGATATACGTATCGGGACACACGGCGGAACGGCCAGCACATGCTAATAGCAGAGCTTGTGACCGTTATTTAGAAAGAGGGAAGTGACCCATGCTAGACAATGAGCAGATTGTTGCGGATTTAGGAAATCATGGCTGGGCGTATTATTACTCCATGGGGCATAACAAGGTAAGCACCTAGAGATTCCATTGTATTTGGCGGATAAAAAAGGTTAGTTGTCATGATAGTCGTTAGAGCAGGACAAAGGTTCGTTTCGCCCGATGGGTCAGACCTGCTTGTGCAGTGTATCAACGACCAAGAAGTGTACTACGGCGGTCGCTGGGCTGATTCAAAGCTATGGGAATATGGACACCGTATGCACAAACGTCCCTTCGAGGCAATCCTCGAAAAGGACGGCTGGAAGGAAAGCCATGACTGTTGACGTGTTACATCCAAGGGGCAAGAGCTGTAAGGATTGCAAACACAAGAGCGGCTATGAGACTAGCGCTGAAATTTTGGCGGATTTCGGCTACAAGGGACGTTATTGGAAGTGTGAGCTTCGAAGCTATTTGGACGCCAACGAGGTCTTTCCTCGAAGAGTCACGGTTTATACAGACGGCTCGAGTCTTTGCTCTAGCTGGGAGAAGAAATGATCGGGAAGGCCTGCATAGGTTGCGGTTTTTGTTGCCGTAAGGGACCATGCAGTTATGGTGGGTTTGATCCTGTTACGTATTGCAAGCACTTATTCTGGGACGGCCAGCGTTGGCGCTGCCACCTTATTGCGATGAGCATAGCTTATGCAACGACATTGTGTGCAGGCGCGGGGTGTTGCTGTGGCCTTAACACCTATCAGCGAGAGAATCGAGTACCTACGCCCGAAGAGGTCGAAGAGGCCCGGAAAGTGGACACGACTTTTCATGAGCTACCATTGCGGTTTAGACGATAGACTGGACGGCGTTCCCGGCAAGCCGCATATCAAGTGCGACCTATGCGGCATCGAGCATACGATATACGACCCCCAATGGAAGGGGCCGATCCCGTCGATATGGTTCCTCGACGGTCTGCACGCGCCTGGTTGGCATGGAGGCCGTAACCTCGACGGCACGCGCACGGATCATTGCGATGAGTGCTTCAAAGCTCGCTCAGAGCCAGTGCTCGAGGCTGAGCAGGTTCCCGCCGAGGCCTTGCCGCCGCAAGACGACACCGTCGAGGAAATCGAAGCGGTAACTCGGCGGGAAGACCTCGTGAACAGCGACCCACGGCAGGCCGAGCTCAGCTCATCTCGAGACTATCAACTCGAGCTCGCCGTGATTGTCAACCTGCAACGTGAAGCTCGCGGGGCGCCTTATGTGTCCTACGGACCAGAGCACGAGATCAAGTCTCTTACGCGACTCGTCGAAGCGCTCGATGAGCTCGAAAGCCTCGAAGGAGAATGACAATGTCTGACGAGGACGACCAGTTAGAAATCGAATTGACTAGGCTACGGCGCCCCCTCGAGATTATGGCCAGGGCCTTTAAGGGGGTTAAAGGATGACAAGAGAATGTACAGTCCATCATCATGCGTGTGATTGTCGAGAGGCTAAGTTTGCCGAAATAGAAGGCGAGCGCGACGCTCTCAAGATCGAAGTAGACGAGGTAGAAAGTGTGATAGAAGACCTCGACCAAGAGAACATGGCTCTTCGTAAAGTATTAGAAGAGGCCAAAGGTGCTCTAATTGGGGAGGTCGATGTTGAGGGGCCTTGCACCGCCAAAGAGGTCGCAAATCGAATCGTTGATTGTATACAAGCATTGAAAGCCGACCGAGACGAGCTCGAGAGAGAACTGCACGAGATGAGAGCCAAAGTGAGCCAGTGGGCCGTCAACCATGCTTGGATGCTCGAAGAGGTCGAGCCGAGAGAAGACATAGAAAAGATAAATCGGGTTATCTCACCCCCCGAAGGTATCAGTATCAGTGAGTGGTGCAAGCGGACGCATATTCAACTTTGTCATTGCTGCGATGACCTGACGTGCGACGACAATTTGCGCAAGGAGATAAAAGAAAAAGAGAATGAGCCAAAACGATAACGCCAACCGGCTCGTGAACGGCCTCGAGGGCGCCGAGGCCCTTATCAACGGCAAGGACGCGATTTTTGAGCCCGTGCCCATTGAGATTGTGCATGCGGCGCGGACCTACGTCGCCAAGTGTTGCCGGGAGAGTTGCAAGGCGTTCGTCCGCTTCATGATTGAGGATGCCGCGTTGTCGAAGAACAGCGCTGAGACGTATGCCAACTACGTCTGGCACGCGCTCATTACCACAGGCGGGACGCCGGTCGACGCCCTGCGCAGACGTGACCTGCAACTGACCACTAAGCACGCGATCCGCGCCGCTATCAGGCAGTACGCGCTCTATACGAACCGCGGAGAGTTGATCGTCGAGCTCGCCGGCCTGAAGGTGAAGAAGATGCTCCGCGACCGGGAAGCGCCGACCAAGAAGATCCTTCCCGCGTTCACTGAACAAGAGGTAGGTAAAATCCTTGCGGTGATCGACGCCGACAAGGGCAATCCTCGATGGCCCTGGACGTGGCCAGTGCTGCGCATCGCTATCAAACTCGGCCTTCGAGCAGGTGCGGACACACCATGGATTCAACGAGAATCCGTGCTCCACTCGGTCGAGACTGGTGCTCCTTTGATGATCTGGTCGAAGAGGTTGAAGCAGCGCAGCTTGCCCTCGGGCGTGGTCCGCGAAGAGCTCGAAGTACTGAGCAGATGGCCAGGAGCTTGGAACTACATCGCGGATATCGTCGCGCCGGCCGCGTCGGCAGAGAACCGGCCGAAGAGCTCCTACGCGCACATCTCGAAGCATCTCAAGGACTACGCCGTGGCGTGTGGCATCGAGGCCTCGGAGGTCCGCTCGCACCGCTTTCGCAAGACGGCCGCTCTTCGGTTGTATCAGGCAACCAAGGACATCATGCTTGTAGCAAACTTTCTCGGTCACACGAGCATAGAGACCACTCAAATCTACCTCCATTCGAATAGAATGGATGAGATGAACGATAGGCTCGAGGATATGTACGCAACGGACGACGACATGGAGGATTCAAATGACTGACGAGTGCTCAAAAAAGGCCCCAACGTTTTCAGTTTTGTCTATCGACCTAGAAGACAGCACAATCTCGATGCACGAGACACTAAAGAGCGCAATAAAACAGCTAAGAGACGAGGGTCTGTCGGCCTCAGAACTGCTCGACCCAACGAAATATGAGTTTTACCTAGCTCGAGACAGCCGCATCCTGCGCGTTTCGTCCGCGACCCTTTGCAGGTCTATGGGCGATTTGTTCCGCGAAGAAGGCATAGGATGCGACATTTAATCTTGTATGTAAACAAGAACACCAGCGCTGAATTCGAGCGGGAAGCCGCAGCCTACGCGAAGCATCACAACGCGCTCGGCCATGAGGTGCTCATGGTCCCGGTTCCGTGCCAGCTTCCAGCTCTTCGAAGGTCTGCGGCCGTGGAAAACACCGTGACCCAAGTGTTCCAGCAGCACAACAAAGCGCCTTTCAACGTGTTCGCCTATTTCGGCCATGGCACTGAGCAATGGATTCAAACAGGACACCTTCTGACGCGCATCGGCGGGCTCGTGGGGCTCCTCGAAGGAATCATGGCACCCAAGGCCACCTTGTGGTTTGCCTCCGGCCGGACGGCCGCGCACAATCCTCGAGAGAGGGGCTCTGAGAATCGAGGCCTTCTCGAGGAGATTGTTCGACTCTGCGACGCTTGCGAGCTCACCGCGTGGGGGCATACTACGGCAGGGCATAATACGGCAGGGCATAATACGAAAAACCCGAATCTGGCGTGCATAACTGCCCATAATTACTCGCTTGCAAGCCCAAAACAGATAAAAACGCTCTACAAACACCTCCACCTGTTAGACTCCACTCTGCGATTTCAGATTCCGTTGTGCTCGAGCATCGACGACCTGCTGGAAAGGATCGCGCTATGAACTGGGTTCCCTACAACGAATTCGTGCATCCCCACTCCATTTGGTTGACACGGTCTTACTACAAACCTGTGTCCACGGAAAGGCAAGTGTTGCTGGGCGTTGAGGCGCCCGAAGCTCCTAGTAGGGAATATCTAGTGCTCGTATTGCTGCATCCAGAAGAGGGAAGGTGGATTCGCAGCAAAACAAAACACGGCGACCTGCAAAAGAATCGGGAGAGCGAAGCCGTTGACAACGTAATTTTTCTTTCGGAGAGTGCTTTCAGACCGCTTGACTTCACAGATAACCTTGGCCATGATGACGACGGCCGAATGATGTTCTATGAGCGACGAATTTATCCACAAACGTAAGGAGCCCTATCATGGTAGGAATGAAGACCCTCGAAGAAGCCGCCGCTGAGCTCGGACTACGTGAAGTCACCCTTCTCAATGAGCACAAAAAGGGAAATCTGCCGCTAGTTATCGTGGGCAAGCAGCGATTCGTGAAGATCACCACTCTCGAAGAATGGCTGGCGAGCAAGGAAGTGGCGAAGCCCGTAAAGCGCGTGATGCGAGAAGATCACAAGAAGCGCTTGCAAGAAGCTGGCGCTGCCCGACGGGCAAAGAACGCCCTCGAAAAAGCTTCCTGATATTCTACTTACGGTAGAAGAACAACCACGCTAAAGCAGTGACAATCCCAATACCGATAGAAGAAACCTTCAAGATCATGCTTGAGGGCTCGACAACGTCTGTGACGCCGACAATCTCAACGTTGCCAGCTCGCATGGGTCTATCCTCGAGGAACCACTCACCCCCAATGGCCACGCCCCACGGGAATTTCTCGCGGACGCCCTTGTAGCTTGCCCAGTTCGACAGGCGGTTGCGGCCGGCAGGCAAGAGCCTCTCGGTCATCGGCGGCGGGAGAGCTCCGCTGGCAAACTGGTCCACGGCGTTTCGGATCTTGACAGGAATGTTATCCCAGGGGGTCGCAGAAATTTTTGCGCGCCGAGCCAATTTTTCGCTTGCGCATTCGTCTTTCCCGTGATAAAGACCCCCCTCACGACAAAACACACCATCGGCACGCCAAGCAGGGTTGATCGGCTGGGAGAATTGCTCCCACATCGTGCCGTAACCAATGACTGTCCCGCGTATCAAGCACCTTCGCATGATGGCCCACAAGTAGGCTCGCATGACCTCGTCCGACGGGTTCTTGTCGCCTTCACCGAGGACGCCTCGAGCGGCCAGCAGGCGATCCTTTGCCGTCAACTGAAGCGTCCCGGCAGGCCCTTTGTATGTCGCAACCTGCATTAGTGTTTCCTCGCCTGCAAGGCCTTAGAAACCGCTCGTAGCAACGTTTTCCGGTCCGCATAGCCTTTGATGCGCGCCACGACTTTGCCGCGGTGCATGACCACGAAATCGGGGAGAGCGTTCACGCCAAACTTGTCCGCGAGCTGGGGAGCTTTATCGACGTTCACGCGGACCACTCGGGCTCGATCACACAGTGCCGCCGAGGCCGCTTCGACTTCCGGCTTCGAGGCTTCGCAGAACTCGCACCAATCTGCGGCGAACTGGACGAGCGTTGGTTTGTCTTGGGCCTCGAGGAATTTCTTCGCCTGGCCTGCGGTCATCTTGAGTACGTTGGGCCGGCATGAATTTATAGACATATGCTACGCTCCTCCTGCGGGGAGCTTACCCCGTGAAGGATGTAGGCGTCAACGTCTATAAAGTGAAAATCAGCGGGAACAGCTACACCCTTTCGTCGAATTTTTGACGAAACGGGGCCTGCCGTTGACCATGTGGTAGCACTGCTTGCGGACAACCTTGCCCTTGCGGTTCTTGACGGGTGCACACTTGTAGGGCATGGGAACCTCCGATCAGCCGTGACGCTTCTTCGCGTAGGAGCGGCAGGTCTTCGGGCACTTGATGTTGCCGGACTTGACGAACCGCACCGCGCCGCCGACAGCCTTGTGCAGGCAGCGCTTGCCACGGGTAGCGGCCTTGGTGTTGACGCAGTAGTAGCCTGGTTGTCTTTTGCTTCTTTTCTTTGGCATGACGTACCTCTTACAGTTGTGGTAGCCTTGTTTGGCTACTGTTTTGAATCAACCAAACTTCTGGACGTTGTACCCATATTTGGACTTTATTGCTTTAATACCTCTGTCACCGTAGGTACTACCTACTGAACCAAGTTCTCCGATGAGATCATCATGCCACCCCCACGAACGCAGCTCGGACATTCCCAGGTCTAACATATTTCGGACTCTGCGAAGATCCTCTGGATTCATCCCGTCAACGGCTCCCTTCAGATATTTTTTTAACAGATCATATGCGTTTAAACCTGTTCCCTCGAAAGACTGCTTTATTGTTTTATTTAGACTGTCTGCTATATCAATATTTTCTACTAGGCCCGCAAAGGCCGCAACCTTAGAACCTAATTCCATTACACCACCAAAAGAGCTTCCAAGCTTATCTTGAAGCTGCTCTAATATATCTATTCCTACATTTTCTGCCCATGCAGCGGCCGTTTTGGTAACATATCCTCCAATAGCCCCGCCGGCTTCTTTCATTACATAAGAATAGATAGCTTCATTTAAAGTGGTTAACATGTACTCAAACATATTATTCCAACTACTCCAAGCATTTGTTTCCGCGCTTCTAAGATAGTCACTGCCACCCGTGATATAAGAACCAGGGGCCGGTTGATATGGTATGGTCGGAGCACCGGTCAGTCTCATTTGTCCTGCCGTACTCGGCCATAACCATAACGGACCTTTGTCTTCCCAAGGCGGGATAGTTCCCGGCGGTGGAGTTAGCTTCATAACATAGTCAACTAAATATTCAGATTTCACGTCGCTAAGACCCATATTGCCGCCGCCAATATCAGCAAAGCGCGCCATTCTGACGAGCTCACCATCTTTATCTTTGATAGTCGCTAACATTGCCTTGTTGGGTGGGAATATCCACCACCAATTGCAATGTTTAACGAATTTTGGAAACTCTTTCTCCAAATCAAAATGCTTGCGGTCTATCAGAATATCCAAACAGGTATTAACTAGATTGTATCCTCTATGATAATATCGGTGCAATTCTTTTATAAATTTATCTTCGACGTTTTTTGAATCTTCTTTAGTTGCCTTGTTCGCAAGAGAATATTTTGATGAGAAGTCTTTAGGAACTTTTATTAAGTATCTAGCATTCATTCTTTCGGGAATCGAAATTTTTCCCCATATTCTACCAGGATAGCCGCCTATTGCAGGAACCCCAACGTTGTAGGTATACTTCTCAACTATACCAGCAAAAGCCTTGTCATCTTCCCATGCACCGTCTTGGTACTTATAGCCTCTTGTCGCCACAATCTGATTACTTACAACTTGGCCATCAAACATCTTTCCTACAACAAAAGGCTCTCTATAAGTAAAATAAGCAGCAGTTCTTTCTGTTTTTATATCCCAATTAATTGGAGAAAACCATCTTGTTGGGAGAGGTCTAGGACACATTTTAGGAACACACCCGGAAGTTGACCCCCCCGAAGGTCTTCTCCATCCACAATAAGTCCAACAACTATTTTTATAGCCCGCGCCACTAGCAGTATTTGAGTGTTTTAATGATGCTTGTGTTCGAACGCAGTCGAATCCGCCAAAAGGCATGGACCAATTAGGGAATGTTTGATCTAACGAAGTGTATCTCCGATATTGGTTGAACTTCGAAGGATTTTCTCCTTCGAAGCGGTTCATGAGAAAGGCCCGTGGAACACCTACCGGCCAGGTTCCACGGTCTGTTTTCATGAGCTCTTTGTAATGAGCTTTGTTCATATCGTGACCGCCATAGGAAGCATCTCTTGCTAACCATTGCGTGGTTTCGTCGAATGGATGATATTGCTTGCAATGAGTCATGTACCATAATCTGGTTTGCGAATAAGCCCAATAAGCTGAAACAAGTTTTCCCAGCAAACCGCTATTCATGCGCGGTTCGTTTGACAATCCAGACACCTCTTTAAATGTCGGAAGTGTTGGCTTGTATATTGAAGTGGCTACCTTCGCAGAAAACTGCCAGTCCAAGATAGCTTTATCTTTTGGCTTTATTTCTTGGACAGATTTAACAATGACTACATTCTTTTTATCTTTAGTTACTGTAGCTTGGAGTATTTCAGAGTTACCCGGAGAGTTTTTAGATAAGTAATAAACAAACCCGCCCACGGTGACTGCGGCTAACGCGGCGATTCCAACTTCTTCTTTTGCATCTAAAGCCATTTGTCACCTCGTGGGCGGGAGTCTCATTCACTTACCAATAGTAACCGGATAGTGTCGGCATAGGGATGGGCAACCGCTTAGCGAGCTTGAACTCCTGCATAGGCGTTCCCTGAGACATTTGTCCAGGCATGCCCACGAGCTTGCCGCTCTTGTAGAGATAGAATGCACCGCCGCTCACTGCAACGAGGCCCAAGAACAGAAGGAGATTTCGAGACATGGTTCACCTTCAAGGCTCGCCCATCGCCGTGGGGAGCCGAATCACGTTGTCATTCTTGTCGATCACATCGGTTGTTTTCGCTAGAGCTCCAACGCCGGCCACACTACTCGAGCTCATCGAGGCCCCACTCGCAGGGATCTTCACTTCCCCGCCAGAGACCTCGGCAGGCTTCAAGGGCATGGCTTGCACGGCATCGAGAGCTCCAAGCAACTGCCCAACGAGCCAAGAGCTGGCAAAGTGGGCAGCAATCCCAGCAGGAATGGCCCACGTCCAGCCCTTGTGCTCCTTGGCGTAGATCACGGCGGCCACAGTGCTGACCACTGGGACTGCTCTGACGAAGGCCGAGCGAATCATCTCAACACGTTCCGTAGCAGGCGGCGATGCGCTCAGGGGATAGATACCCCATGTTGCCGCGCTGAGCCGCGTCTAAAGCCGCCCAAGATTGTGGTTGGGGGTTCAGCATCATGGCGCCGACGTGCTCCATGGAGAGGCCCGCGAGACTGCCAGACAACATGTTGCCGCCGATTTCGGCCGCGGCGAAAGCAGCACCGGCAAGAGCGGCACTGGCGAGGGGGTTCATGCCCTTGTTCTGAGCCACACCATAGGCAGCGAATCCGGCGATGCCGGGAAGCGCGACCATGAAGAATCCGAGTAGCTTCATCATGAGATCAGATCCTTTCACACGACGCCGAACGACTTACCGACCTCGGCAGTCTCGGGCATCTTGGAGTAAACGTTCGTCGGGATTCCGCCACGTGGTGGCATCATGTTGACGTTCCACGCATCGACTAAACCACTAATCGCACTGCTACGCGATCTGTTCAGGGTCATGACGGGATTTTCCGCGGTCACCCCGATGAGCTGCGTCATCGCCAAAGAAGCGACAACACCCGCACCGAGGCCGGCAAGCGCCGAGTACACCGAACGCTTGAACGAGCTCGAGCCCGCCAACCGATCGTAGGTGTAGAAGCTGGCCGTGAGAGGAACAGCGCCCGTAACAACTGCGATTGCCAGTTGCGCAAAATTCATTTCATCTCTCCTCGTGATTTCGCCGGTTCCAAAAGCGCTCGCTGCGCGAGGGCAACTACAATGCCCATGACGACAGCAGGAAACAGCCAAACGATGAGGTCGGCCGTTCCTTGTAGATACGCCTCAAGCAGCGAGCGCTCTCGGTCCATTGACTGCCTCGATCCTAACGCTTGCAGGAAGACATCTTCCGAAACTTGCCCTTGCACTTGCAGCGACGGCCGGTCTTCATCGTGACGATCTTGCAGGAACCGGACTTGCGAGCAGCGCGACGACGCTTAGCCATGATGAACCTCATTGCCCAATGGGCCGTTGTGGGCTCGTGAGGATAAACCCTTCCCGAGACCCTTGCGGGCGTAATTGCCCAAACTTTTCGGATACTTGACAGAGAGGAGAGACGAGGAGAGCGACTCTACCATAGCAGAACAGGGAGTTGAGAGGTCTTCATCCAAGCAGATGATCCTATCAACACCCTTCCCGTGGGAGAGTCTACTATCATCGTTTTGCCTCGTCAAGCTCATCTTTTCACTTTCAAACTCGATTTTTTCCTTGACTCGTACTCTTCTCTCGGCTATGCTTACGCCCATAGGGGGAATATATCCTATTTATTCATCACGCTGTTGGCAGTTGTTCCTCAAACCGTTGACGCTCGACCTTCCGACGCTCGTACTCGTCGACCCGTTCCTGAAGCTGGCGACTTCGATTTTGTGAGTACTCGTACACGCCGATCACCACGGCCGCTATCAACAGGCCCCAAAGGTTCTTCTTCGAGTCTTCTGTCATGACTCACCTTTTGCCGAGGTAAATCCCCGTGCCGAGCAATCCTAGTCCGCTAGCGAATAGGAGAAGCGTGCGAACCTTGTTTCGAGCCTCTGTTGCCGACAACCGCAGTCGTTCGAAGGCCTGGCCAGCAACCGTGACGTACTCGAGCTCAGAGCCATCGGTCTGTCGCCAAACGTAGAGCTCTACCGGACCCTCGAAGGTGCCATAGTCGGCTCGGGCCAGGTCATAGACGGTCGTCGCGTTGGTGTCCGCCTTCAAGTTGCTGAGCGGTAGCAGCACCGCCTCATCGGGCAAAACAGGTTGCCTCACACCGTCGATGAAGAAGTCATCGACGAGGTGCTGATAGCCGCGCTCTGCCATGTACTGGTCGAGCTTCATAGACTCACCCTCGCGTCTTGGCGACGTAGAAGAAGAGCACCAGAACGCCGCCCACAATCAACGCATCTTTGAAGCCCCAATTGCTAGTAGTCACGAGTCATCCCCGATCCCATCCACTGGATGATGAAATACGTGAACGCTGAGAAGGCCATGATGCCCACCAGAGCTCCGAACACCGGCATGTTGTTGGGTCGATTCTGAATGTTCTCATCGGCCATGCGTCACCTCATGCGTACTGCGCAAACAGGCTCGCCGCGGCGGCCGCTGCTACAGCGGTGTAGAAAATGATCTTGCCCCAAACCTTCGGATCTTTGATGGACAACGATAGGGTCACAGGTGGCGAGCTTGTGTACTTCGAGAGACCTGCCCAGGGCGTGGGCTTGATCTTCCGGCCGGCCTTGAAGCCCTGCTCTTCGGCAAGCTGGCGATCATGTGTACTCACCATAACCCGAATCTCCGACACGTCACCGCGAAGCTCTTGCAAGTGAGTCTTGGTCGGGCAATTATTGTTGTGCTCGTAGAGCTTGGCAATCGAGTCTTGAAAGAGGTCGAAGCGCTTGTCGAACGACTCGAGCTTCGCGCCCTGCGCCGCCGTGACCTGGACGAGCTTGTTGATCTCGGAACGGATCTGCTCTTGGCTGGCCATGACCACCTGCAAGAGGCTTGCTTCAGGCGTGCCGCGGTAGGTCTTGCCGAGGTCCATATTCATCTCTTGCAGGCCTTCTCGAGCTTCTCGAGGCGAGCGTAGTAGGTCGGGCATTCATGGAGGTGCACCTTCGCTATGCAGGTCGCCGCTCGTCGGTCGTCCGTGTGCTCGAGCTCGACCTTCACACCCTCGGCGAGCGTCTTCTTCGAGATTCCCTTCGGCAACCGTGGGCACTTCAGCTTCACGTCAAACCTCCCGAGGATCGAATTCACCGAGGTATTTGGTCAACGAGTAGTTGTCGCGCACATTACCCAAAGATACCCAGTCGCCTGGATTGAACGTGAAGCTCATGCCTGCCGACGTGGTGTAGGTGGCATCGGTAAAAGGCCCATCCGTTGATGGTGCCCATGGAGGTGTGGCCAGCGCATCGGCCGCAACGATGCTAGGTGTCTGATAACCCTGCCACACATTGTCAAATCGCCGAGTTATCTGGACCTGATTTGTGACGGCAGAACTGTTGGGCATATTGAAACAAAGGTTCGCCGCACCGCTGCCACTGTAGCGGAGAAGTTTATCGCCTGCCGCTGTAGCAGACAGGCGCAAGACGTAGCCGGTATTGCTCGCACCGTCCCAGGCCGCTTTACTTGTCGAGGTCAGCCCGATATGGGCAACGTTCACAGTGTCCTTGGCGTGACCGTAGGATAGGCGCCACGACCCGTAGGCGGCTTCGGAACTGTTGATGTTCATGAAGTGGCGGTCAAGCCAGACCGTGCCAGCGGCCACGCATTCAACGACCTTGTGGAGCTCGCCGTCGACCAGTTGCGTGCTCGTCTTCCACGTCCCGGACAAAATCTCGAAGGGGGTCGAGCCGTTGCCGACGAAATTCCCTACCGTGTTTTCGTTGGCGATGGATACCTTGGCTCCCCACCCTGTTTTCAACTGGGCCGCTTGCGCTACTTTTACCCACCGCGATCTTACCCAAGCATCTGTTTTGGCGCCCGAGTGTATTGAAAACTTACCTAAACCTGTTCCAGAACTCACACTTGGGGCAGAGTTTATAGTTCCTAAATATAAACCATTAGGTAAGGTACCTGAATAAAAACCGGGAAGATATGAAAATAAATAAGGGTTTCCGTTAATAGATACTCCGAGAGTCGGTATAGACGCATCGAATTTTAAACTAATAAAACGAAAAGTTTTAGTTAAATCCGAACCTACTATAAGAAATTGACCATATTGCCAAGCAGATCCAGCAACTAGAACTTGTAAAATTACGCTAGCACCGCCGTCATAATACACCGCCCATCCAGCAGGAATTGCACTAACACCACTGGAAGCAAAACATTGCACCGCAGGCAATATATTTTTTGCCAACAATAATACAGTGAAAGACGTATTTATAGCTTGTGGATAAGCCACGAGTGGATTAATATTAGACGCTATTAAACCTGTAGACCCTTTTGTAAGATAACCATTCAAACTGTTAATTGAAGATGCCCCTCCCACTATTGTTAAATCTGCAATACCTTTACGATCTAACAAAGTATTTTTAACTATCTGACCATCGATGTTTATAATAAGTGCTGGATCGTTAACATCAACAATGCTTGTAGACCTTGATTTACTATAAACTTTATTTGGCCAACTCATGATAATGCCTGCAATTGTTGATACAGCTCTTGATGTTCCGCGGCCGTTAGTTTCCTAGAAATCCATAAGAAATACCTTAACGTCTGCGGTTCAACGTCGCTCGAAGCCGAGCCATAAGTTAAGTTAGCCGCATCTGCTACAGACGTGAGTACGCCAGAGTAGTTACCGATTGATATGCCGTTCAGGTATCCTATTGGAGTACCGCCAGCATTATCAAACTCCACTGCGTGCGTGTGCATGCCTACTAAATTAGTAGAAGTTAGCGTGCGAGAGGTTCCATTAACATATAAATCGTACCTATCCAGTCCATCAGAATAAGTGAATTGAAATTGATTATTCTTCTTAGCAAAATAAGAAGATGATCCTGCCCGTGTAACACTCTGACGAATTATCAAAGTTCCCGTTGTGGCAGCTTGTAACGTGGCATCATTAGTCACGGTTACATAGCCCTTAGTGATCATGCCCTGTTTACTGAAACAGTTAGCAGAATTAGGAGAGCCCGTCCGACTGTTACCAGAGTAGTCGTATAGCGTACCAGAGCGATGGTCATGATACACAAGCATCACGCCCTCTGTTTTCAATCGTTGTAGTATACCACCTAAACCCATTCAAAACTCCTATTAGGGCATCATAGGTCCGGGTGTTAGTCCCTTAGTATTCCAAGTCATATTTTCTAGCTGGCCATAGACCCTTGCATGCTCTGTGGCCGTGAGAACACGATTTATGATAAGTGCATAGTGGCAGATTTGAGTTGATAATACATTAGCTATTCCTATGTTTTGATTCCCTATAGTGACATCAGTATTATTTAATACTGGTGATAGGGTTAGAGTGTAGTTACCGACCAAAACACCGTTTTGGTATCCTACAGGGGTTCCGCCACTTGTCCAGCTAACAGAATTACAAACTTTTCCATTAGTTCTAGGAACGGTTAATTGTGGAATATTTACCCCATCAAACAGTGCTAATACTGTTGTACTTGCTTGAAAGTAGTCTATTTGTGTAGTTAACCCGCGTTTATTTATTATTCTGATTTGTTGTGTATTGTTTGAAACGGTGTAGCATCCAATTAACGTTCCCGTAACACTTTGCAACGTAGCGGAAGAAGGAACCAAAATTCTACCGGCAGTTCCTAAGAAACCCGCACCCTTCTTACTAAAAGAGACTGCTGTAGCAGTGCCATTGTTACTGTTACCCGAGTAATCAACCAATCTACCCGATCTATAGTCATGATAAAGGCCTAGAACGCCTTCAGTTTTCAGCTCTTGTAATATACCACCTAAACCCATGAACCTACCTCAAACATCATTCAGTTGTCTTCTCAGACGTGCTTCGAGGTCTCTTAGTTGAAGTTCTGTTAGGGCGTATTCCCAGTGACCATACCAAAAGACGTTAGCATAACATGCTGTAGTTAGAACGTAGTTATTAAAAATCCTTGGATTAGTTGTAGGGGCTCCCGGCAAACTGACCCCAGCATTTACGGGTGTTGCTATTATACCGTTTACATATAGTCTTCTATAACCGTCAGTGGTTCTGTACCCAGCTAAGAAAACCTTGTTACCTCGCAGATTAATAGTTAATCCCACCGGATTCGCTACGTCGCCACAATAAAATCTTGCGATATTAGCAACTATTTGAATAATACAACGACAATTGCCTAACGCATCATAATGGCTAACAATATGCTGGTTTGATACCCAGTCATCTAATTTAAAAAATATGGCCCAAGTTCCTTGGGTTATGGCATTTGTTTCATTAGCTAGCGCTTCAAGATATTTATTTACTGTGTCGTTAAGATAGCCACGGCTACCTGACAACTTAGTCGGAAAACTGCCACTAATAGCTCCATCACCGAAACGATAATGTAAATTATTTCCCGACTTATCCAACGTGCGAACATTGACAGGATCATGACATGCCGAGGTCATGGGCAACCAGACCTTGGCATTGTTCTGATAGTTGTAAATCGAACTCGTCATTATTAAATGCTCTTCGGACTCTTAGAACTTAGAACACCCTGCCACGCTATCAAGGCATCGTTGATTTGTTCGAACGAGAAGGTCAGATTGCCTCGTCGGACGAGCTTCATGACGTCCCACGGCAACTTGCCCGCTCGAAAGTGCTCGACCATCGCTTGCGACTCCACAAGCGTCGGCTCGATCAAGTTCGATTTGGCGTCCGGCGTCACATATGTGGGGTCGAGCTGCTCTTTCGTCTTCTTATCGAGCTCTTTTACTAGGTCTGTGACCCATTTGTCTGTCTGTGCCATGAGCAACTCCTAGTTTTCGATGTTTGTTTGTTCGTACCAAATCAAGTCTACCGAGATTATGTTGCTATTCACGCCACTCGTGCATCGAAGCAAGTAGGTTGTAGCCTGTTTCAATACGAGCTCGCCGGTCTCTCGCGTAGCGCCCGAGCCCCGCGCCCGGGATGGTCCCGTTGTGCCAGACTGCCACGTCCATATCAAGGTTCCTGCCGTGATTATTCCCGTTGGATTGCCTATGACAGTCGTATTAGCCCGAACACTGTTTCTATTTCTATTGTACGCTGTGACAGGATCATAGGTGCCAGAAGCACCTTCATACAACGAAATGGTTGTTAGACCTTGACCAACTATGTCCCAAAATACGTGAGGCCATCTCGTTGTGTTTGGGACCACTATATAACGGTCTAAGGTTGCCGCTGCATCAGTCGACGCATTGTATGTCACTACCCAAGCATCACCACTATGAACCTGCTTATGCTCATACTCTAGCTGGGCTTTACCAGAGGTTGTCTGGTCTATCTTATTTGGGAATAGTGCAGTGCGTCCTACAACTGTCATGACAACACCTCAGTTTTCCACGTTGGTATGTTCATACCAAGTGAAATAAGTCGACACGATGTTATCATCCACACTTGAAGTCACGCGGACTTCGTATAGCGTATTCTGCTTTAGTACGATTTCCCCACTCTGCCGAGTTAGCATAGGAGTCCTAGAATTTTCAGTTGCCCCACCACTGGCCCAAGACCATATCACTGTGCCAAGCGTAGCCGCTCCCAGTTGTCTTTCATGCTTCATAGTGGCCAGAGCATCCGAGAAATTACGATTTCGATTGAGAATACCTGAGCTAGCTTCTATGCCATCGGTTATGCCTTCGCGTATTTCTATCAAACAAGCTGCTTGAGCCTCGATAATAAAGAAGAAGTGCATCCATTCCGCAGTATTTGGCGGAAGGAAACGATGAGACGTGATTTCCGTATCATCAAGCTCATCCACTTGAGTCACATAGAAGGCGTCACCCGTGTGAACCTCTTTGTGCTCATAGTCAACTACTGCGGCGGCATCGGTCGTTTGATCGATGCGTACTGGGTAGATTGCTGTTCGTCCACGTACCGTCATAAAATCACCTTACTCGATGTTTACATGTTCGTAAAATTGAAATATTGTTGTCGTTACGTTATCACCCGCTAACAATTCTCCAGAATTGTGAACATCCATCTTAAGAATATAATTATAGGCACCGTTCAATATGATCTCTTCATCCGGTCTAACAACCGAAAAACTTCCACTAGTTCCTAATCCATTAGGAATATCTCCTAGATATGCTGGTACTAATTGTGTCCGCGTGCCACCCGTGATTGCTACATCTTGTTTTATTTGAGTTAAAGCTGAAGTGGCGCTAGCACGGTCATTATTATAAATAGAAACTGCGCTGCCACCGGTATAGGTGATGTCTTCTTCAAGACATAACTCAATTGCGCCAAAATACAGCACTTTAAATGTAAAGTGGCACTTGTACCCCGAATTAACTGTCGGGGGAATTATAAGAAAATTTGTGCCTGTTCTCTCTGAATCTAGCGATCCGTATCTGTCTGCTGTATAAGAAAAGAAATGACGGCCACCATGTATTTTAGCATGCTCATTTTCTATGGCATGCAAACAATCCGTTATAGGATCTACTTTTCCTGTGAATATACCTGTGCGTCCGCTAACAGTCATTTGGTTATTCCCACGTCTTCTTTATGTAGATTGTCCAATCGCCATCATTCGCGCCGCCCGTTGCCGCCACAACCTTCACACGGATGTAGTTGAACGCACAGAAAAACTGTGTATTGTCCACTAGCACGATGCTGGCCGTGAAGCTGGCCGAACCGTAGGCCTGATTTGTGACGTCGACATAGGCCAAGCTTGCGGGAGCGGTGCCGTCTGCCTGTAGAGAACCTTCCACAGTGACCGTGACCGTGCCAGAACCACCACTCAAAATCAGTTGCATATCCAAGCGCGTATATGACGCCATGGGTATGTAATAGTAGTTTGTGGCGTCCGCACCATTGGTCACAGCAACGAGCGTCGAGAATTCATACCACTGGTTGGCGGGGTCGATTTCTTCGGTGCGATTGCTTTGCGTGGCGTAGGTGTGATTCGCCTCATAGACCTCGCCGTGCTTGCTCAGAGCCAGGCGGACGTCGTCCGCATTCGCCGACACCGCAGCGACCTGCGAATCGGACGCATACCCCTCGAGGCGAACACCGTCGGTTCCTGCCGGGGAGTCATGAACGGCATCCCAATCGTCCATGATAGCGGTAGATGTTGCGATGTTGCCAGTGTTAGTGACAATCGTTCCGGTATTGGTAACGATTGTACCAGTGTCAATGAGAATGTTTGCCGTATCACCGGCAATGTTACCTGTGTCGGCCGATATGTCTGTGGTGTTACTGGCAATAGTACCAGTGTCGATCAGAATGTTGGCCGTATCACCGGCTATGTTGCCAGTGTCGACCTCGATGTCAGCGATGTTCGTGTTTATCGCCGCGAGGTTCACGTCATCCGTAGCAATCGTGACCCGTTGGGTTCCTGCCGCGACGTTGCCAGCCTGGAGGTCTATGGCGTTGCCGGCCAACTGAATCGTGTTATTGTTGATCGGATCTGGGATCGTGACCGTACCGCCGCCACCGCCGCCAGCCCCACCGGCCGAACCGACCACTGTAGGCGAGTAGCCGTCGTCCTGCCGAGGCGTCACACCGAACACGGACTGCCGCATGACCTCGGCGCCGGCAATGACCGCTTCTTCTTCGGCCGTGCTCAGAACGCTCGTGACCTGGAAGAACATCCGATCACAGTTGAGCGTCGAGTACACCTTCTGTTGCGTGATGCCAAGCGTAACCGCGTCAATGGCAATGGTCTCTTCGTTGTCCGCGATCCATGCGCCTTGCGGCGGGATGTTCACCGCGGGAGGTGTCGCCGCCGCTTGGGGAGTGATCGGCTTGTAATAACGCCATGGAATGAACGTCACCGAACACCCGGTCCATCCCGCTTGGGAATAGTCCTGCGCAGTGTGAGTAACCGTCACCGAGTGCCACTTAGTCACGTCCACGCCGTTGGCATTGTTGCCTGTGGCGTTCAGGATGTAGGGCGGCGCTTCAATGAACGCCGGATCGGCACCAGTGTCCACAGTACGCTCGAGCAAGCGAAACTTTGTGCTTTCGTCGCCCGGAAAGACTTTTACATCCTGAGACTTAGCCGTCATTTTTTCACCATCTTGGGCAACACAAAGCGCCCGAAAACAACCATAGCTTGAGCGACTCGTTCGACGTCCTTATGACACCTTGGGCAGAGTGGGACCACTGGCCGACCGTTCAAGGAAATCCACTGAGCTGCATCTTCCGCGTCGCGTTTGCACCAGACGCACAACGCCACGAGTCGATGAGCTTCTAAGACTTCCACATGCTTCACGACCGCCGTGTTCATCGACGCTTTTTGCCTTTCGTCACCGGCCAGACGAGCAGGCCAAGCAACATGAGCAGTCCACCGCCAATCAGCACAAACGGTCCCATGCCGGCCTCTTGCGGCCGTGGTGTCCCAGGGGTGGTAATGGGCGCCCCGCTCCCAGAACCGCCGCTAGAGCCGCTCCCAGAACCGCCGCCGCTCGTGGGCTTGCCGGGGTCCACGGCGACGTCAGAGTACACTTTGATAGGGTCCACGAACACCGTTGGTCCAACCGGTTTAGTTTCGGGTTCTGCGGTAGGCTTTCCAGCGACCGGCAACGGCATCTTGTCGAGGTCAGGAATCCAAATCACTGGGAACTTGAAGACCCTCGGCGGAACGGATGGAATTGACTTCGCGTCGCGCTGGCACAATGCAATGAACGCCGACTTTGTGCTCGCCACGGGCGACAACGTCGTGAGCGCCCAAGAGCTCTCGCGCTTTACTGAAGTGCACTTCGTGGAATCTGCCCGGTAGACGAGATTCGAAGTGTTCCAACCGTTCTTGTTGATGATCTTCCACGCTGAAGCATCATTGTACGCTGCCTTCGCAATGCCAGACAACGTCCACTTGCCGTTCGTTGCGAAGAACGCACCGCGTTGAGGTTTTTCACCGGCATCGGCGATGAAAATCGGAAGTCCGAATTCTGCATGAACAGTTGACATTATCGACGCCTCTTACCAGGCTTCTGGTCTTTCATGAAAATCATGCCGCCGATGCCCACGACGAGCATGCCGGCCAAGATCCACCATCCACTGAGCCCTGCGGTCTGTGGAGTGATTGTGGGTTTGGTTGGCGTTGTGCCTGGAGTCGTCGGAGGTTTGGTTGGCGTGGTTGGCGTGGTTGGCTTAGCTGGCGTCGTCGATGGCTTCGCCGGGGTTGTGCTTCCAGCCGCCTTGTAGTAGGCTGTGCAAGCCGTGCCGAGCTGCATAGCCAACTTCTGAGCGTCCGAAGTCGTGAAGCCGAGCGTCTCGAAGACGCGCTTCGTGAGCACTGAGCCACTCACTCCAAGAGCCGCTTGCTTCTTGTAGAGCGCAGCGCACGTGGCCTTGTCGAACACACCCGTTGTGAGCACGCCGAGTCCGTACTGAATCTTCTGGATTTCGGTAGCGCTGATACCGACATTCGTTCCGCTTCCTGCGCCCGCCCAACCAGCCGGTGGAGCTCCACCGCATGACCGGCCGTAGAGGTCTTCGAATCTCTTCGAGGTGCTCATGTCAAAGTCGAGCTTGGTCCACGTCTCGATATCCAACCAGGCCTTCTTCGCCGAGCCGAAGCGACTCTTCTGGAATGCGAGCATGGCCGAGCAGGTCTTCGGCCCCCAAGAGCCGTCGACGGTGCCCGGGTTGAAGGTCGCTCGCAATAAGGCGGTCTGAATCCGCTTGATCTCAGTCTTGCGCGCCTCTTTGTAGCCCGTGGTTTGGCTGTTGTCCTGCTTGGTGTAGCCATAGTCGTCCGTCTGATACTCCCACGACTCGTCCAAGGTCTGGCCACACTGGTCACGCTCGGTTTGCGTGCTGTAGTCCTGCGTGGTCGTGTCCCAAGAGCTACTGTCTTCGCCGGTATCCCAGGTTTCCGCCATGACTCACCTCACTTCACTTGTGATCCGACCGCGTGCAACCTCCACAGCCGCTCACGTTCGTATTCTGTTTCGTTTCTGCCTCGCTGCCTCGTTGAGAGCGGTTCTTCGCCGCGCCGGCAACGAGCGCTTTCAAAAGGCTTGTACCGAGCTTGATCTTGTCACTTGTGTTCATCGGTAGGCTCGCTTTCTTGGTAGTCGAGGTTCAGGCATGGCGCGGGTGTAAAGGGAAAACAGCAAGATCCCAATCGCACCCACCGCACTCACCTTGAGCACTGTACCAAAGAACTTAGCGAAGCTCCAAGCGCCCTCAGTTCCCTGCTGGGTATTCCAAAGCGCTGTGATAGTGTCCTGATTCGTCTTGAGCGTGTCGCTCATTCCCGGCCAGTATGACACCGACGGCATGAACGGTCCCGATGCGACAGGCGTCCAAGGAGCTCGTGTGAGCGACGAGATCAGATTGGTTTTGGTCATAAGACCAGAACGGTCACGAACAAACACGAGGGACTTTCCAACCTGCTTGTCAGGATCGTAGCTCACCAAAGATTCGCCGAACACGGAAAGCATGCCTTCTTCGGGATTGAACACGTCGAGGTCTAGCTTCTCGAGCTCAGGGCGCATCTCTTGGGGCATGACGGGCGGACGATTATAGGTCTCGACCCACAGGTTTATCCATGTGTTTGCCGGCCAGCGTTCGTCATGCCCATATGTGACGTCCATCTTCAGTTCTCCGCGTCGATCTGGATTCCTACAAGGGCCTGGTCACGAGTGCATGCCCAGATGGAATCCCCGGCCTCGAGATGCAGGAAATGGAGCCGGTTTGTCATGAGGGGTGTCCCCTTCCACAAACGGCACTTCGGCTCATCGTTGATCGTGATGTAGACCATCGACGACTCGAAGGTTTCATCTTCCATGTCCACGACGGGAACCACCCAAAGGGTGACCAACGATGGAACCTGAACCTTGACGATCACCTCTGGCGACGACTTCAGATAGTATCGGTCGAGCTGGCTCATCTGTTCACCTGCTGCTCTTGCGTGCCGATCAACGTGACCCACAACGGAACCTCGTAGATAAGCTCTCTAGGCTCCTCGGCATCCTGATAAGACAACGGCGCAAGCGCTCTGACGTCAATATCTATCTGCTGGCTAGGAGCGAAAAGTATAGGCGTTTCTGGCCTGTATGAAACAAACGAAGCACTAACATTGCTACATATTGTTTGATCTACCAAGTTACCCACTGGAGCCCAGTCGGCAAAGTCTAGCCACTTTGGCCCTTCGGGCGGCATAAACTGAAAATCTAGTTGCTGTGCGTAACGCAAAACCTGCTCGTACCCCACGCCTGCGTGTGGAGCTATCGAAAACAAAATATGCGTTAACAGCATATCTCGCATGGGATAGTCGCGGTTGTCATCAAACACAACGTCCACATACAGGGGGTTTGCGGCGCTAACTGCCGGCGTGGCGCGGTAGGGCACGGTCACTTGCTTGCAAAGCTCATACGGTTTGCCGTTCTTTGGGTCTTTGCCGAACAAAGTCATAGAAAAAGAATAATTCGCAGCGGCCATGAACGGATTAGTTGAGCGTATGCGTGTCCTGAACGTGTGTCCCGACTGCAAATAGTACGGGGTTGGCAGGGACATACAGAGATTGCTACGGGCAACTGTTTCCCATACATTGTTTTGCGTCTCGAGCATGCCGCATGGGAGCCATTCAGACACGATTTCGAAATCGGTGTGTCTTACTTTAATGCCCATGCGGGCATAAATCATCGAATTCCCTAATATCATGACAAGACCGGGCGGTTGAGAAGAGAAAAACCTCAACTGCTTGATACTTATAACTCGGTCGGTGTTGTTCACGAAAGCGGAAGACCCGTAGCCTTCTCGAATAACCTTGGTTTCCGAGTCCGTCACACCGTTAATCATGTGCCGCACGCCCGAAATCCACGGGTAAACTTCGGCGACATTTTCACCCGCGGGAACTTGCGAGAGTACCTTGGGGCGCTCGCCCTTGAAGGCCGTGAACCTCGAGGCCACAACAGGACTTGGAACACCAGGGGTAGTCACGAAAATGTTTTTCATATTTCTACCTCCACTTGACCGCGCAACGTGACCATTAAGGTTCTATCGAACGAGTAAACAGGAAGATTCTCGAATTCAATTTGCAGCGTCTCACTAACATCCAAAACCCATTCAGGCCCACGCAAATTTTTTATCACGAACGTGGGATACAGAACCAGCGGCCACCGATCATCTTCCCACCACTTCCGGCCGTCGGGCGACCAAATCTGCACACCCGGGAACTGGCCTTGCTGACCATCGCCGCAAGTGGGATTTTTCACGGCATAAATGTCTACGGGTGTCTCTTTGGGACATTGCAAGCGTTCACCTTGCAAAATAACTGGAGTCCCTAATGGTGGAGTCACGAACACGTCGTTTTGATCGAAGGTTGAAGGGAACGTATCATACAAAACTATGGGTCTTTTGTTGTCTTGACGGACACCGTGAAAAGCTATGCTCGGCCAAGTTGCATAGTACCCACCATATGCCTCACTGGGCAAAGGAGCCACAGCGCCGCCGGGAGAAAACTGCACACGAGCTTTCAACCTCTCACCTGGAAAGATTGTGTATGGTTTTGGCAATCTCCATACACCGACCTCTTCCATAGGAGAATCGTTGAATAGCGCGATAGGATAGAAATCTTCTGTCAAGTAAGGAGCGCCAAAAATACCCATACGCATGAACACACGCTCAGTTAGCACGCGCCCTACCTGCCAATTGTAGTTATACGTGGTAATCCCATCAATATAAATTAAGTCGATTGCCACATCAGACAGAAAAGCTCGATTGCCCATACCACTCGAAAACTGCTCACGTAGAATTGACCTTCTAGTCCCGGCAGGGACATCGAGGTAAACTCGACGGGCAAATGGGAGATAGTTTTTAGCCATCACTCCACCTCCAAATAGCCGAAGAGAGTTATATTGACTGGCTGGTCTTCATCCACTAGAGGTGTCAACTTGATCCCCAATCTTTGCCGCCGATACAAATAAGTGTCTTCTAGTGGAGTTAAGGAAAATGGTTTTATGCCATCGAAGTTGCGTCGAGACATCGTGTAAGGCGTGATTCCAGAGATATGCACCGGTTGATCCATCCAAGTCAAGCCAGACATTGGATTTATCTTCCAGTAAACACCCATAAGGATAGAGTGCATATCTTCCATTGGGTGCGTTAACTGCATACTTTGAATTAGCACATCTTCTTCGCCATCGTTGAACAGGTCTGCCGCTTCGATGGTGAAGGAGCTTCCTGTAGGAACATCCAAATGCCGGAACAATCCAGCCAGCATCGCAGGCTTGCCCGACTGGACCTTCACTCCGAAGAGAGCTACACCATGTTTCATAGAAGTAAGAAAAGTGCGCGTACCGCAATCGTCGAGGTTCAGAGTGCACTCGACATTGAACCCGCTATCACGCGAGAGTAGATAAGGGTGTTTAAATTTCATCGTGGTGCCTTCCATGAAGGCGCCGATTTGTGTATGCAGTTCAGTGCACCCAAAAGATGCATTGACAGGGGCAGGAACTAGATTGACGTCGGTCGACCCGCTGATACCAATCTCTCCTTGGATGAGAGAGCCGATGCCACCCGCTTGAAGGAAGTTGTGATCAACGTCCAATGGATAGCCGAAGATTGTGAGATGTTCGATCTTGAAAGGCCACGCCGTCTTGTTCATGAACAGCTCGGGGTCGGCGATCATGTCACCCAAGGACGTAACGACCACACGGGAGTGCATCCACCGTGGAACGTATCTCTTCTTGCCCATGCTTGAAACCTCCTATGGGTCGTGTTCTCGAGACTGCCCCCGGACAGCCAAGCCAACGGGAAGGGTGTTTTTTAAGCCACCCAGGGGCAGAATTCGAACACGCGACCGGTCAGATCAGTAGGTCGGACGCTTGCGCGGACCGGTCATGCGGCACGTGAAGCCCATGCCGAAGTCCCAGTCGATGGGAACGTTTGTGCTGAACCCGGTTCCACGAGGAGCACGCAGGGTGCCCCGGAAGGTCTCGAGTCCGGCAATGTAGATCGGCATCCACAAGCGACGGACGTGGTCCCAGCCCTGCCGGCCGTTGTGAATCGAGTAGGCCTCGATGTAGTCCGCGGCTTCGGAAGCTTGGCCGTCCACAGCCGAGTTGTGCTCGATGTGCGAGCCGCCGCCTGCGGGGAAGTACGCGATGGGGCCTTCCACGTAGGTTTTGCTCTGCTCGATGCGGAACTGGAACAGCGTCGAGTTGAAGATTTGGTTCATCTTCTGGAAGCCCGCCGTCACGTCCACTTCGGGGAGGTGCTGACCGGCCACGTAGGTCGTCTCGCCTACGACCGTATCCACGCCGAGGATCTCGTCGGGGATGATCTGGAACGAGTAAACGAGGAACTCATGCGACGCCGGGAGCTGGCCGTTGGCGAGCATGTTCGTGTCCAGGTCAGTCGACAGAGTGATGCCAGGCGCCGCCTGTCCACTCTGGTACTGGAAGAAAGCTTGGTCCGTGCCGAACGTGTTCACGCCGACGCAGATGCGCGACCAGAGGGGGTAATCACCCCAGTCAGTGATCGTTACTTGTGATCCGTCGCCGAACTCGATTTTCTTGATCTGTGCCATGTTGAAATCTCCAGTGACCTTTTCGGTCTTCTATGCCTTAAAGCGGCATTTGTTTTTGCGTACTGACTACGGACGGCCGAAAGCCGAAATGTCAGCGGACGCACGGACCTCACGTGGAATAGATGCTTGCTGTGCGGACATGGTCGGGATCTGCGGCAGATAGCCCATGCGCTCCATGGCCAAGCCGCTCATCTGGGGAACCAGATAGCCGATGCCGAGCATGGGGCCGAGCTTCTTCACGGCAGTTGTGACCACGCCGTAAGCGAGAGACGACACCATGGCAGAGCTCATGGCTTCGTCGCCCTTCCAGTATTTGATCGGCATGCAGAGAGCTGCACCGATCACACCGCCAATCGCGTCCGCCCAGTTCTGGACCAGTTCGTGCGCGACGAACTTTCGGACGAGCAGCGAGGAAATCGCGGCCGCGCCCACACCCAGAATCGGCGGGATCACGTTGTCAGCAGAGAGGTCCAGTCCACTCAACACTTGAATGTCGAGCGCACCGAAATCGCCATCCGACTCATCTTGCCCGTCGTTGCGGGCGATCATGTCTTTTCCCATGTCGACCTCCTACGGGCAAAGCTAGCCCGCGTTGTTTGACCCTCGACGACACATGTCATTCGGGGCATACTTTCCTTGACCGCGAGTGCACTTACACCGCAGGCCTTTTTTCGTCTGAATCCACTCGTACCGAGAGCATACCGGGAACTGCGGCCGATGAATCGGTCGACCCTTCTTATCGAGGGCGCCTGGCTTTGAGCCTCGAGGCCGGCCGCGCTTCTTCGGCATAGGCATGGGTGCCGCTGGCACAACCGTCGTCGGCGTGGCCGCTGGAAGCGACTCACGGCATACCGTCACGTTCTGGTTTAGCGGCGGGGAGAAGACCTCGACGGGCGTGCATGCACGATACTGCCAAGGGACGTTTGCCGCTTGTGCTATTCCAGACAATGTGATAGCTTTAGCCACGGTTGGGGTTCTCCAATCCTTACTTTTTCAGGTTCTTCCAAAAAGCTACGGCAGGCTTTTGAGAAGCGCTCATTGCCTTGTCATATTCTGATTTAGAACAAACAAACCAAAGCTTGTCTGTGTCCTTTTTGGAAGAAGCGTGAAGCTTATTGATCTGCCCCATGAGCTTCTTTTCTTCGGCGGCACTGCAACTTTTCTTTCCAGACGCACAATCCTGGAAAGCTTTGTGCGCTCGCGCCGCTGCCAAATTTCCTCTTGCGGCTTTTGCCGTGGTCAACTTGCAGGACTTTTTGCTCTTCTGTGTCATGACTATCTCCTTGCCATTGCATTTGTCTGTTCAGACATTTGATTTGCTGCCCACTCACGCCGCCGCGTCTCGAGCTCGGCACGAACTCCCATAGCGCGATACTCGGCTTCGGTGAAGTCGGCTCCCACAGCATAGACGCCTCGAAGATTCGTCGGTCGGACCACGGCCAGTGGCCTGGTCAAAGGAGTGACCACGGTCGGCGTTGGGCTCTTCGGCCTCGGAGCGACAACAGTCGGACTTGGAGCCTTCACCATCGGAACGACGACCGTCCGCGTGGCGCTCGTCACCGGACTTCGGTAGGTCGTGACCATAACCGGCACCAGTTCACGTTTCACCAATGGAGCTGCTACAGTCGGAGCTACAGTCGGAGCTACAGCTTCGGCGGTAACCACCGGCTTTGGCGCGAACATTGGTGTCGGCACGGACACTGGTGCCGCTATTGGCACCATTGGAGCAAACACCGCCACCGGTTCTGTTGCTGCCATCGGCGTAACCTTTGGCTCAAACACTGCCACTGGTTTTGTTGCTACTATTGAAGTAACCTTTGGCGCTACTGCCATCGGCGTAACCACTACCATAGGCCTCGGGGGCACAGCCTTGACCCGCACGGGAGCACGTTTCAGCAGGCTTGTTGTCGCTGGCGCCGTCGTCGTCGACGTTGTGGTTGATCCGTTTCCGGTGCCCACGGCATATGGCGAGCCGCTGCTTGAAGCGGAGCTTGCCATAGCCACAGGACTGAACGCGGACGCTTGCGAAGAGGATTGCTGTGGAGCATTCGATCCTCCCATTGGAGTTTCTTGTTGAGCAACGTCAGGCGGGAGCTCATCGACGCTAGGAGCAAGAGGATAACCAGGAGTTACACCAGGGACCACGCCTTCGGGGTAACTCATCTCGGTCGTTGCAGAGTTGCGACCCTTGAGATACCACCACGCGCCAGCCGCAACGCCAACTCCACCGACAATCCATACCCAGGTCTTCATGGGTTATTGCCTCATGAAAAAGTAGGCGGCAAGGGCCGCGACTGCGACGCCACCGAGAATCAAGGCAATCTTCGTGGGCTCGAAGCGCGTGTCCACGTAGGTTTCCCCCATGCCGGCCTCTTCGGCTGAAAACGAGCCGTTCGAGGTTGTGGGGAAGGTGGCCAAGGACATGTTCTCGCCGGTCGTGAAAGACACTGGTGCGGGGTCACTGCTACCGGCCGGTGGGGAGCTCGCCTTCCCCGCGGGGTAGAGTGTCACCATAGTCTTCATGAGAACTGGCGCTTGCATGCGAACGATATTCGTTGTCGGCAAGAACTTGCGATTTAGAGACACCGTGGGCAATGCGCCGATGGTCTCACCGCGAAGAGCAGCGCCTCGAGCTCGAGCACCCAGGTGCGTCGCTCGAATGGCATCCATCTGGCTCTCGTAAACGAGCGCGACAGCTTGGTCCTGAACGTTACGCGCCTCGGCATCGGCACTGACCTGCTCAGCGAGCACGTTCGCATTCGGACGAGCAGCGAACATTCGAACTGAGCCGATGTTCTGCGTCATCTCCCGAACGATCTGCGAGTTGTTCTTGATCTCAGTGAGCTCGTCTGGTCGCATGACGACCGGCTTCGCATCCTCGACGGTGATCGTCTTGGTGTTGGGCGAGAGACGGTCTTGCGTTTCCGTGATATACTTGCCACCGTAGATATCCTGAGCGCCCCGACTCCAACGATCCCCGCCGCGCCCGATGATCTCCTTCGGATTCCCCGAGGGCGGGAGATTCTCGCCGAGGTACTCAAAGACGTGCGCTGGATTCACTGGAGCTCCCAAAGTGCCGAGGCCCGCAGGGTCCATCCCGCCGCCGAACACATCCATGCGATCTGCCGCAGACAATGTTCGACTGGGGTCCGTAATGAAACGATGATATTCCATGATTACCTCACGGTTTGGACCAGTGGCCCGCTTTCAGTGAACGTGACCACCCGTGCATAGCGTTGGAACTTCGCGGGAGGTTCCCAACCTGGATGACTCAGTGGTTGTGTGGTGTCGAGAGCTAGGTATCTTGCCGTGGGAGCTTGCGGGTTGCTACGCGGAAACACTGAAGTTAGCGCGTAAATGTGCCAGTTAGCTCCATCCGGTGAAATCACTTTAGCCCCTGGAATGAATCCAAGATTTCCAACTAAGGCAGCGATCAACGTGCAGTGATCGTCACAATCCCCGGCATGCACTTGGATGGTCCTAGAAGCTGTAGAGTATAAATCGTACTGGTGTGGGTCTTGCCTGTATTCAACGTTCTTCTTGACGAACCAGAAGACTCTTGACAGTTCAGACAGCTCGGATTCATTGCCATGTTGCGGGGTGCCTCGAACGAGGTCTAACGCAAGGGCGCGTATGGAAGGGTCTCGCAGGCTTTTGAAAACTTGACCGTTGATGAGGGATAAACGGTCGTTGAGCGAATAGACATCGTGAACTTCGGCCGTCCCGAATTGCGCGTCGACAATCCTTCTGCCAGATAGACTCATACACTGGCAGACTACAACTAGCTATTTAGTGGTCAATAGCTAAATCTTGGGTGTTTTTGAATACTTAGGTTTTCCAGTGTGTTCAATGAAACCGCAATTATATTGGGCGGTTGTAGGTGGGAGTTAACAGGGGGATGTTGAGCGTTAACTAGTGGAAACCATTATTCTGGGGGTTCTACAACGTCAGGAATGAGGCCTTCGGTCTTCAATCCTCTCAAAATCAGATCGCGGATCGCATGTGCCGAACTGCATGACCACCCGGGGGCGTGGCATCGGATTCTCTTCTGAAGCGTTACCCGATACCGCTCGAGGGCGCGTGCTTGGTCGTCCGTCAAGCGCACCGAAATCTGTCCGCGGTCGATGTTGACCGCCATGGCTCACGACTCCGCAACTGAAGAAGCCTCGGCGGCCCGAGCCTCTTCTGCGATGACCGAGCTCATCTCTTGTTGCTGTGCATCGTCCTCACCGTCAAGCTCGTCGTCTTCGAGACTTCTGCTCAGTTCATCATCGCCGTCGTCGTCCTCGTAGAACTCTTCTTCGGCGCTATCATCAAGCTCGTCAGGGTTGAACGAGAAGCCGTGTGTCGCTTGCATCTCTGGTGATGCTGAAGGCACTAACCTCTTGCGTCGACGTCGGCGTGTTTCGACCTTGGCGAATTCCTCTGGGTCACGGCCATCTTTGACCCACAGCGCGAGGTCTACCAGCGCCGTTGTGATCTGCTGAATGCGTGCGTCAGGCACACCTAGCTGGCTGAGCACGAGGCGTGAGTAACTCTCAGGATCTCGACACCAAGACTTCGCCAACGGGTGCCCTTGGTCTTCTCGAAGGGGTTGTCCGTGGCGATAGAGTCTCAGAGCAATCTCTCGTGGATCGCCGTTGCCCTTGATCTGCTCGATGATAACCCGAAACGAGGGATCGGCGTTTAGGTCATATTGCTTCTGGGTGTCCTTGGGCGCCGGCAACTGCGGAACCTCAGAGCTTGCTCGAGGTGGGAGCACTGGAGCCGGTTCCGGTTCTATGCCGGCGATGTTGCCTGCGGCCGCCTGCTTGCCCGATAGACCGGCCTGAAGCACTTGCCCGCCCTGGTCGATGATCTGCGAGAGGAGCTCGACCAGCGGGTGTCCGCCGCCCTTGTCGAGCAGGCCTGAGCTCACGATCTGGTTGATGGTTTGCAAGTTCGTGAGCTGGCTCTGTGCGAAGACCGAGGTCATCTTCGAGATTTCGTCCGTAGCCGTGGGCCGGTTCAACAGCATCTTGAAGGTCTCAGACTGCTGCTGTGCGGCCATTTGCTGCGCTTGCAAGACGGTCCCGAACGTGTTCGAGAGCAGGCCCATTGTGGCGTCCTTGCCCTTGAAGACTTCGGCAAGCGCAGGCATCGCCGCTTGTGCCAGGCCTACCCACGCCGGGGTCTTGTCCTTGTGCATCTCGGAGAGCAGCTTCTCGAAGCGCTCTTCGGACTTGCGCCGGTCTTCGGCCGCCTCGCGCCGCAAGCGTTCCATCTCGTCGGTGCGGCGGCGATCTTCTTCGGCGCGCTTCTGGTCATCCCGCATGCGAGCGAGCTCGGCGCGGAGCTCTTGGACCTCGGACGAGGCTTGACCTGCGTTGGATACGCTGCCCAGTTTGGCACTCATCATTTCCTTGGCCATCATGATTTCCATCATTTTGACGGCCATATTGCTCGAGTTGTCTTGCGGAGATGCGTACATCGGCCTCGGCACGCCGAAGTAGTGCGAGGGGTCATAGGCCTGATTGACCGGAACCCCGCCGGCAACGGCAGTCTTCGCTCGATAGCCAGGATCTTGCGGAGCCCCGCCGACCGTGAAGTTCTGCATGAGGCGCTCTTGACCGGGCGCCATGACCTCGACGGTGTACTCGCCGCCGCCGCACCAGTCATCAATAATCTCGGGCAGGCCCTTGCTGGCGATGAGGTTGGCGTCGATTTCGCCAGGGCCTCTGATATACGTCATTTTGCCCGAGACTGGATCTCGCCGTTGGATGTTGAGCCGCACGGCTGTGGCCTGCTGAGCGACCTGCTCAAAGGCCCCTGTGACCACGGGATTCGCCCTTCCCGGCATCATCCCGCTGAGCATGCCCATCTCCTTGGTCTGCTCTTTGACGGCCTCTTTGACGCCCTGCAATTGGGCCGTGCCCAAGGCCTTCAAGACCTCTTCTTTGCTGACTTTAGACATTTTTGCGCCCTTCCCTGACGTAGCTTTCTTTCCCTGCTGCGAGTGACCACTGAGCTTGTACTATGGCGGCGATTCCGCATGCGGCGAAAGCCGCCTGAAGAGATTCCCAGAATCCGTGTCCGGTGTACCAAGCCCACCCGAGCCCCTGCCACCATGCGTGACAGTACGGGCAACGAGCGATGCTATCGAGCCAAATGGGGCTTGAGCCTATCCAGCCGAGGGCCTTATAGGCCACGAAACGGATGGGATATCCTATCGTGGAACCAGTCACAACGAATGAGAATCCCACGGCAATTAGGGTTATCACGAGCAGGTCTTGGAAGGGGATAAGTGGAATCATCGACGCCTGGACCCCTTGCCAGATTGTGCGGATTTCTCTTGCCAGCACGGGCAGACGACGATATCGCCGTCACCACGACGCCAAGCATGCAAGCCTTCGGCTTTTCCCCAGGCATTTGCCTGGGTTAGCGTACAAGTTCCCGGATGCAGAGCATGGATCAACGTATCCGAACCAATGAGCGTACAGATCCCGTAGCCACCTGACTTGTCAAGCCACTCAGGTAGGTAGGCGGTGTCCGCCAATCCTCCGTTTAAAAGCTCTCTGAAAAACGATTGATCGTTAACGAGCTCTTGTCCATCGGATAACGAAAAATGTGCGCACAGTCCATGGGGCCTTCCAGACGCCAAACGCATTGAATTCGCTTGGGAATCCGGCACGATCATCTTTGGCCCTGCTACGTTTCGAGCCTCGCTAGCGGTTGTTACCGCCCAAGGCGAGACTCGCCATTCTCCTCTCCGAGAGTCGTTCCCGTTGGGCATTGGTCGACTCTCCAGGCTACGCGAGCTTTGTACTTATTACAGCCAGGGTATACTTTTGCAACCAGCTTGGAATCTTCCAAACAGGCGCCGAAGTCTTCTAGGGAATTCGGAACCTCTACATCCTGTTTTTCGGCGATGAGCTCCATGACATCACGCCACATCTGCGCGTTAGCGCTCTCGAAGCGGTGCGTCTCTTGGTTGAGCCATTTTTGGCCCTGCTCGTAGGAGAATCTCCGACACGTTTCGCACCGATATCCTCGCTCGATGTTCTCTTGAGGTGGCACAACTCGTGTCACGGCACGATCTGAGCGGATCGATTCGAGCCACATGACCCCGCCGCCAACGTTCTCGAGGCGCTTTGAGAGCTGGACCTCATGACCGCTGATAGGGTCGACGGCGAACAGGTTCCAAGCCACATAGCGCTGCCCTGCCTCGAAGGTAGCCCAAGGCTTCTCGATGAGCTTAGGAGCACCGTCAATTTGGGGAAGCTCGTGAATGGTCCCAGTAGCCTTTTGGGCTACCACGCTCAGCTTTTCGCGTAGGGTTTCGAGGGCAGTGACCTCGTCCTGATAGGCGCAAATGTCGTCGGGATTCTCGGTATTTACTGAGGAACTACGTGGGGTGGGAGCCACCCTATTGGGAACCCAGAACAAGCAGAGGTCGTGCGTTGCCGCGTTCATTGCCCAGCAGTTTACCAAAGCTTCCAACGGTGTCAAACAAAAAAGCGTCGGGGTTCAACTTTTCTTCTTGTCCTTCACAGCGTCTCTTGTTCAGATCGCTTTTGATGCTTCGAAGGTCTTACACAGTTTCGAGACAAACGTCGTTTGAAGCGAAGATACAACGTCGTCTGAAGCTAAGAGACGACGTCGTATAGACGTTGTCTCAACGTTGTAACGACAGTTAGAACGTTTTTGTTTCAATCTGTTTATTAAGAGTTACCTTATTAATGCCCTCATAAAAACCCATAAAAACACATAAAAATCACATGGCGATATAGGCCAAAAAGCTTAACGATTTCAAGTTTATAAGGTTAAAAACAGTCAAAAGTAGTTAAATCACAAAGAAACAACCTCAGTGATCTCGCACTCTTACATATGTATTTAGAATATTTTTTTTATTTTCTCATAGTTTGATCATCTGTTCACGCGCCCACCAAGTTCTTCGCGTGGGGCGTTTACAACGGTACACGGCTTCAACTAGCTGTGAACTGGCCATCTGAGGCTCGCAAGAAGGAGAGCGCGAGAGTGAGAAGGTGCGAGAGATGTTCAATTTAGTTCCTTGCATATAGTGTGCATAGGAACAGGTAGAGGAGATACCTGCCCGGGTATTTATACAGAAGAGAAAGAGAGAGGGGGGGCTCCAAAAAATAAAAAATAAATAATACCTAAAAATATGAAATCATTAAGCTTTAAATTATGGAGGCTCAAAAATAAATCGACGCTCCCGAGGGGATTTTATTCACTATATTTGTAAACATTAGACGGCCTGCCTCTACTAGGCCCGGGGCGAAAAGTCACTGATACTATCCCGGCGGTTGCTAAGCTTTTCAAATGTTTAGAAGCGGCATCATAGGACATAGGTAATTTACTGACCACTTCTCTTGCGGTTAACCCTGCGGAGTTCCCGATTAAAAGGTCGACTATGGATTCTTCAATAACCGATACACCGTCTTTATTCGCTCTGCTGGATATAGATTCAATCGTTTTCTTACATAAGTTAAGAATCTTAATTGCTACACTCATATCACTCTCTAATACAAGAAGTCGTGTTGAAGACACTTTACTAACAATTCTCATAGATCGTGATAATGCCACCAAAGCGGCTATAATATGACCTACTTCTTGAAGTCTTAGCAGTCCTGCATAAGTATCTTCTAAAAAATCTTCCCTTTTTGATTCTATTGTGTCATAAAACCATTCTGATAGCATTTTGCTAATCAGATGGGGTATTATTATATTACCATCACTATTAAAATGAACCTGTTTTAATTGCTCAGATAAGAATAGTTCTTGTTTAGGAGCATTGTAGCAGTTATCTGCCCATTCTTCTCTAGCGCCGCCCCAATATAAAAACCGTGGAAGGTATCCACTTCTCCAATCAGTTGATCTAGTTTTTTTCAGAAACACATCAGGAGGTATGGCCCCAAGAACATTTAATCTAGGTCGTACTATGGATTTAATACCACCACCTTTAGTTTTCCTGTCTTTATCTGTGCCAGACCATAACTTTAACATCCAAGATTGCAATCCATTACTATATGACCTCTGTTGAGCATCAAATAACCCTGACAACTCTTCTTGATACATTAAAGATATGGGTTGCTCAACCATCTCGTCATGCCAAGCTTCTACTGAGCCATCATCGGGCAATAAAAAAGTATGATTTGTGCGTTGTAATAATCCGACACCTAAATCCATTACTTTAGATTTTCTTTGTCCCGACGTTCCAAGTAGCGCTTGCCATAGACGAATGGGCAAAATAGACTCTAGCTTAGGATCGGAACTTTTAACGACAACGTTGCATTTACCACACGCAACGGCTAATATACCTAGCCCTGTTCCAAGCGCAAAAACTCTAGGAGCGTCAGTACATAGCTCAACGTAATCAATAAAATCCCTTAGAAATCCAATAGGTAGGTTCACGTCAACAATATCCTGTTGACTTATAGCCCATTTTGGGATAGGAGAGCCTAATTTTTTCCGCATGCGCTTGGGTAGCACAGCCGCCCTTTGGGGCGCAAGGGAGTTTTTTGGTTGACATATGTTTCTAGCCCCATTAAAACAGGGTACCCCTTGAAATTAGAGGTCATTTAGTGGAGGTGTGAGCATGAAATTGATCGGAAACGACTGGTGGGCTCTTGACACTGAAGAAATCAAACGTTATGCTAGCACCGCTAGGGGTCTATCCAATATTCCTGGGATAAGGGTTATGGGGGCTTCCCCTCACCAAGGCTGGTTCAACTCAGTGCCACCCGAGTCCTTGAAAGTCGATGTCCATCGGAGCCACCTGCCCGTGTTGTCCGGGCTTTCCCCTTTGGGGGCGCAACTCGACGACCACCACGCTATTCCACTAGCATCCCGAGAGTGGTTGCGTCCCTTCCAGATCGAAGCCGTGGCTTGGTTACGCCAACGCCACGGAGCTATTTTGGCTCTGGACCTCGGCGGCGGGAAGACCGCGACGGCCACGGCTGCGGTAGACCTTCCCATTGTCGTGGGTGTGCCAGTGAGTGTCATCGACGTGTGGCGCACTGAGTGTCGCCGGCTCGGATGGACCTTTCATGTCTGTGTCAACGCTGAAGATCTCAAGGCCTCGCTCAAGGCCGGCAAGACCGACTGTTACATCCTGCCCTATTCCCAGGCCGACCGTCTCGCGGGGTACTTCACGCGACACCGCATGGGCGCAGTGCTGTGCGACGAGGCGCACACGGTGAGCAACAAGTACGTGACTTGGAGCCAAGCCTTTCGAGGTATTCCTCGAGACAGGACCATCTTGATCACGGCCACACCCATGCGGAACCGAATGGTCAGCTTGTGGGGGTTGCTCGATGCAGCTTGCGGAAGAGCTTTTGGCGGACGCAACGAATTTCGAGCTCGATATTGTGGTGCGTCGCCGAGCCCTTATGGCGGCATGATTGATACAGGCCGAACAAATGTGGACGAGCTTGCCTCGAGGCTCACCGAGGTCGTCTACAAACGGACCCGCGAGCAAATGAACATTCCGGTCCCAGTGCACCATCGAACCGTTCACGAGCTTCGCGTCGCTAGAAAGTTCCCGACCCTGGCTGAAATATTGAATGGTGTGTCTGCCCCGAGCGGCGCGCACCTTACCATCATCAACGAACTGCGTCAACACATTTCGGCCGAAAAAGCTCGAGCCGTCCCGGTGGGGCATATTCAGCTCACGCATCATCGAGTGGTTTGGTGGATCTGGTTCCGAGAGACCGCCAAGATCTTGGAAGAGCGCATCAAAGCCTTCGGTGTCCCGGTCGACGTCATGACCGGCGACGCGCCCACGGCCAAGCGCACCCGTATCCTCGAGGAGTGGGGCTCGCCCGACAAGCTGCGCGAGCCTCGAGCTCTGATAGCGTCGGTCGCGGCCGCGTCCACGGGCATCTCCCTGTCAAACGCTCGAGCTGCCCAGTTCGTGGACCTCGACTGGACACCGTTGAATCTCATCCAAGCGGAGAAGCGTCACCATCGCTTCGGCTCGTTCTACCCCGATCTGTGGACTGACTACTATGTGGTCCCTGGGACCGTGGACGAGGCCATGGCGCTGTCCCTCGCCCAGAAGCAAGAGGAGTCCGAGGGCGCTCTTGGCGAAGACGGATCTCTAGCTCAGATGCGGCTTCTGCTCGATTCCGAAAATTCTCACTTGACTGAGCAAGAAATTGTTGCCAGGGCGGCGAAACGTATGTTAATGGGATCGGACTATGAAGAAAATTGTACGAATCCTGGTGCGTAAGGCTCAGCGTAGGACTTTCAATATCCTACTAGACGATTCTTCTGACATTATTGCCACGGAATCGGCGATACGTCACATCGTGGAAGAGGGCGACGAATATACTTCGCGGTTCTTCTTCGAAGAAGCCCCTAGCACGGTCATGTTCATTGGAATGGAAACATTGGATAGATTTCCTTATAGGGACGATATAGCTCATGGTGTCCATCGAGTTATTTACGTTAACAATCAAGCGATGCTACAAGAGATAAGTGTCGACGAATTAACAGCCTTAGATATAGAAGAACAAAAGAAAGAGGGTGCTTAATATGGAAGCTGTGGAAATCATCGAGCAACCGAAACCGAAGAAGCGAACCTTAACCGAAATCATAGACGATCTGCGGAAGGTGCTTCACTCCATAGACGACCTCGAGGGCGAAGTCACGCCCGAGCTCGAAGAGGAGCTCACCGCATGCGAGACGAGCCTCGCCGACAAGGTCGACCGGTGTCTTTGGGTCGCTCGAGAAGCCGAGGCGCAAGCCGGGGTCTGGGCCGAGAGGTCAAAGACCTTCGCCGACCGAGCCAAGGTCTTGAAAAATCAAGCAGCTCGCCTGGAAGACTACGTCTTGGGAGCAATGATCACGGTTAGCATTGACAAGCTCAAGACGTTAAATTTCACGGCCGCAGTGCAGAAGAGCCCTGATAGCGTGGCCGTGGACAACGAGGAAAAGTTCATTAATTCTTGTGTTCTTGAAGGGATGGAACACCTTTGGGATGGTACAAACCCATTTACATTTTCGGTATTGAAGAAACCGAACATGATTGATTTGGACTGGCCTCCGAAGTTCCTTCGTGTCAAGCTTGAAGTGGATAAAAGAGCATTACTAGTAGCATTGAAAGAGGGCGATAAGACAATACAGTTTGCAAGACTGGTAACAGACAAAGTACACCTACGGGTGCGATAGGAGCAAAATGGAAAAGGTATGGCACAAGAGCAAGAAATTCTTAGCGTTTCTCATCATGGAAGCCGTCTTAGGGGGTCTTGCGTTCTATGCTGTTTTCCATCTTGACTCCATTGGCTGGCCCATGGCTACATTGCTCATGACCGTTGTCATGAACATGGGCTTCATTGCCGTTGCATTCAACGCAAAGCAAGCGGAGCTCGACAAGTACGTGAGATTCGTCGCGTTGACGGGTAGGGTTCCGGTAATGCCTGCGGTTGAAGGCAAAGAAGATGCCTAACTACTTTTTTGACTGTGGCACTAAACCTGACAACGAAATACACCGTCCAGGCTTAATTGTAAGGACTGAGCGAGGCTGGGCAGGGCATTTTTGTAATGCTACAAAATGTGGTTTTAGGCGAAACACCTTGTTAGAATACGGAGAAAAACGTATAGTAATTTCTACCGTGGGAAACCAAATAGATTTTGATTCTCCATTTGGTTGTACTGAACCGATTAAAATTGGGGTTGATCATTACTATGAAACTGCTGCTTTTATGGCCCTGTGGGATGATCCTTATTGGGAGATTGACGTTACAAAACCTGTTAGGTTTAAAAGCCCTTGGAAGCTCCCAGAATGCGAGCGCGAGACAGACTTGGAAGCAAACGAGATGCACGAGAAGGTCGTCGAGGAGCTCTCAAGAAGACTGCTCTATGAAGACCCAAACATAACGGTGACGCCAACATGACACCTTCGGTGTCTTGGGGAGGTGTAGAGATGCGTATGTGGATGGCCAATCCAAGGATCATGTGTACTCGGCATCTGTGTCGGGAGCATTGCGAAATCCATCGGCTCGTGGCAAATCTCCGCAAGGGAAGAGATATTCGAAAGTACCTGTTGCAGCAAGTAATAGACATTTCAAGTATTTACGCACGGCATAAGGAGCTCGAGGACGAGATCATGGCAAGAGGCGGAAAGCTCGATAGCCCCCTGAGCGCAGCGGAGTGCCTCGCTTTCGCCCGATGGTATGGATCGGTCACGATAAATATTGGAAGGTCACTGGCGGATTTGTCGGATTGCTGTAAAGAGTGCCGAAAGAAAATTGGTAAATTCGTTTACATCGCATTTAACAACGAAAGGGAGATGCTAAGTGACTAGCACAAAGCAAGTGGTGGCTGAAGCTACTAGGTATTTGATGGCGAAAACGCCCGAGAATGGTGTTCCTTCTGCTATTGGCCTAAATCAATTTTCGATGACCGCGACGACTGAACTGATTAAAGCATTTGGCGGCGAGATGCCGACGTTGCATGGTTTGGTCGCTTTGGGCTACGCTGCTGCTCGCTTTGTCGCCGCGGCCGTTGTGCAGACCGTCGAGACACGGGAAGAGCTCCAAGCCCAGTTGCAGGCTATCGGTGATCTCTTAGCCACAACTGTTCGCATGGGTGTCGAGGCCGCGTGGACACACACACACGAGGGACAAAAGGATCAGCCGCTCATAGTGAGCGTTCCGGCAGGAAACGGGCCGAGGGCATAGTGAAATTTGGAGTAGACTTTTCAGGCGTTGACGTCAAAGGTGGCCTGCTCGCGCAAGAGCCGAGCTGGCAAACTGCTTTTCGAAAAGAAGATTTGGCCGGTGGGCCTTCGCTCATGGGAAATTCCAAGTGGGCCGAGTTCGTTCGCTGCCCGAAGAGGTATTTCTATCAGTTCGTGAAGCGATTGACCACGGTCGAGCTCTTTCCTGCACTCGAACTCGGCGGACTGGTTCACGAGGCCATTGCCCAAGCGCTGCTCGCGTGGCAGGATGGTGACGAGGCCTTCTGGGCTTCGCTCTGGTATGTCGTCGACCTGGCTTCTACCGTGGCGCCCGTGACTGCCAACGAGGCACGTCGACTGTTATCGGCATGGGCGCGCTTTTGGGGTCCGGGGGGCGTGCTCAAGATACAGGAGTCAGACATTTTGCACGTCGAGCTCGCGCTCGAGGTGAAGAAGCCCTTCCATTACTCGGCACGCCTAGACGCGGTCATCCAAGTCCAGGGCCGGCCGACCATCTGCGAGCACAAGACCGCGGCGAGAAGGTCTACCGTACTGCTTGACAGCTACAAGCTGAACCCCCAATTTCTGGGGCAAGTTTGGCTTTGGAAAAAGTGTGATCGTGGTGACTTGCGAGCCTTCATGGTTGACCAGATCGTAAAGCATGAACGCGAGGTCATGATTTACCAAGAAGAGGTGGTCATTCCTGACGAGATGCTCAAAGCCTGGGAAAGATCCATGAAGAAAATTTCCTGGGAATTGGAAGAGTGTTTCCACTTCGGGAAGTGGCCACAGCGCATGCACAATTGCGTCATGTGGAACCGGACGTGCGAATACATGGGCATGTGCCTTAGAGACTCGATGGACGGCTTGCGTAAGAAGGATCGGAGCGAATTTTAATGGGTAATTTGCGATTGTCCAGCACGTCGGATCTGCTATCAGATGCAACGTACAACGTTCTATTGTACGGTGAGAATGGCGCCGGTAAGACGCACTTCGCTGGGACATGGCCCTATCCGGTGTTCCTGGTGCCTACCATTGCTCGGGGAGAAATGCGGACCTTGGCTGACTTCAATCTGCCCGTGGTCTTTTTCAAGAGCATGGAAGACTTGAAAGTGCAACTCGAAGCGCTCGGCAAAGCCATTGAGAGCGGCGAGCTGGCTTGTAAGACTCTCGTGTTGGACAACCTAACGATAACACAGCTCCTATTCGAAGACGAGATTAAGAAGGAGTTCAAGGTCAACAAACTCGAGTGGGAGCACTGGGGCAAATTTACGAGCTTCTTCGTGCATCTTATGACAACCATCAAAAAATGGCCGATTCATTCAATTTGGATTTGCCATTCGGACAAGGAGCGCACCTTCACTCTCAAGGGCGACTCCAAGAATTTCTTTCCAGGTAACGCAGACCTGCTATTGTACAGTGACGTGAAGGACATGGGAACTAAGGGCCTCGAATGGTACGTCCACGGGCGCAAATTTGGCACGTGGCCAGCGCGCATGCGCCTCGCTCGAGCTCACGCAAACAATGCTGGATTCGCCCGTATAGGGCCGTCGCCTCATTACGACGACTTCGCAGAAATATTGGGCCTCGAATCCTGCGCCAAAATTGAGGGCAGATAAATGAACGTAGTAATTTTTGACCTTGAAACGACGGGTGTAGACGTTTCCAAAGATGAAATCATACAAATAGGCGCTATTTGTATGGATAGTATTACAGGAAAAGAGATTTCTAGTTTTGAAGTCAAGCTTTTACCCACTGAAAAGGGTGTCCAATCGTTAATTAAGATGAAAGAATCGGGTTTTAATAACTGTTACGACCCAGAAATATGGGGCCTGGAAGGCGTTCATAGTGCTATGGCCCTGCAAAGGTTTGCTGGATGGGTCGGCCGGTTCACGGATCAAAAACGTATAGCCAAATCGGGGAAAAGTTATTACGTCGTGCAAGGTTGTGGCTATAACGCGGCGAAGTTTGACCACCCATTCATTCTAAACGTATGCCGGTTTGTGAATATATTCTTGCCGATGGATATGCGCGTATGGGACACGATGCAATTCGTTATGTTGTACTTTGCAGTTCATAATATAGAGCCGCTAGATTACAAGCTGGAAACAACGGCAAAAAATATGAAAATTGAACTGTCGCATGCTCACGATGCTTTAGAGGATGCTCGTGCTACAGCAAAAATAACTTTTAGTATTCTGAACAGTTTGCGAAAATCCTAACGGGTGTATTTTTTGGTTGACACTCGAATGCTGGCTATGCCAGAAGGATCGAATCTAAACCAATCACTGACAAGGAGAGACACAAATGGGCGTTTTTGGAATCAACATGAACGAGTTCGAAGGCAAAACCCCTGGAGCTGGATGGGTTCCGCCAGACCCAGGTCGGCAGGAGTTCCAAATCACAGGGATCACCGAGGGCGTCAACTCCCAGGGGGAGCATGTCGGCGAGCGCTACATCACCGCCAAGTGTGTGCAAATCAGCGGCGATGACCCCGGCACGAAGGTCCACAGCCAATACTTGGGGCTATCCGATAAGCCTGGCAAGTGGGGCAGGCCCATTGAGCAGACGGTCGGTTACCTCAAGGCGTGGGGGCGCTATGACCTGCTCGAGGCCGGCGAGGACGCCGACACACAGAACCTCATCGACACCACCTTCGCGGCGGACGTGAAGATCAAGACCGGAGCAGATGGGAACCCAAAAGTCAACCTCTCGAATATCATTCCCATTTCGCACGCTACCGCAGGGGAGTTCCCTGTTGCGGCCGTAGAGGCCCCAGCAGTCGCGGCCCAAGTTGTGGCCCAAGCTGTGGCCCAAGCTGTGGCTCCACCCATGGCGACACCGCAACCACGACCGGCTACACCGCCCACAGTCATGCGGCGAGGGCGTTAAGGCGAGACTGGCTCGGGCGGACGTCACACCCCTAACTCGAGCCTTGGAAGGAAGATCTGCCCTTATTCCTTCCGGTGTCCAGGTTGCCAGTTTGCTGGACTTTAAATTGGTCACTGGCAATTTTATGGAGTCCCTCACGTTGCAGGCAGTATCTACTCAAAAAGATGCGCCGGTTGCCCAACACACCTGCAACGTTAGGGCTCCTTCTGGCACGATCTGGTGATGCGGCGAAGTAAACGGACTGTCTCTCTTCTCCTCGGTTGTTACGTCGCCGTGGAAGGTTCGAATCCTGCTCGTGCCACTCGTTTTTATACAGTTTTCTAGTCACTCACCCCCCAAGGGAGTACCACAATGAAGCCATGTAATCAGATTACCTGCCCATTCTTCGAGAATGGATTGGAAGTCATGGACAAACACCCCCTCGTCGCGTGGAACAACTTGATGGTCATCGGGGAGAGCCCGGGCCGCGAAGAGGTCAAGCGGGGAGTTCCGTTCGTGGGGGCCTCGGGACACATCTTGAAGACGGTCCTGGACTATCTGCACACGTCAATCGAGGCGACCCATATCACGAATGCTATTCGGTGCAACTTCAGCGGCGGGACCAAACCATCGGATGCCGCAATGAAGATTGCTCGGGAGTGTTGCCAGGGGGAGCTCGAGGCCAACATTGTCGAGATCAAGCCACGGGCGATCTTGACCTTGGGGGGCATTGCATTGCAGTCGACGACCGGCCTCAAAGGCGTCGAGAAGTTTCGAGGAGCTACTACTTGGCAAGACTTTAGTATCAAGTATCCCCTCGAGGTATTGGCGCCCGAGACTGCTCAGTTTCCTGTTGACTTTGACCCGAAGATAGTGGAGCCGCAACTGCGGCCCGAGGCCTTTGCTGAAGAGGAATGGCGAACGCTTGTGGTGTCGACCATCCATCCCGCAGCTATGCTGCGCTCGCCGGCAAGGCACGTATGGTTGGATCTATTCATTGCTGACGTCGAGAAGGCACACCTCTTGGCCAACGAGAAGATCGCGTTGCGCCAGCCCGTGGTCGAGGCTTTCACCTTCGAAGCTGTTCAACGAGTGCTCGAGTCGCCTTCGGAACCTGTGGCCGTGGACCTCGAGACCGATGGCCTAGACGTGCGCGAATGCGGGATCACGACGGTAGGTTTGGCGCGTCTCATCTATGATGACGAGACAGGCGAAGAGAAGCCTTTCGCCGTGGCTATTCCATGCCCAGGGTTGCGTTCGTATTTCACCACGGAAGACTGGCATTCCTCTTGGAGAGCTCTTAAAGCGGCTTTCCAAGATCCAGAGAGAACGTGGGTCTTCCATAACATGGCTTTTGACGTCCCGATCATCGAGCGAATGATGCAGATCAAGATCGCCGGGAAGATCGAAGACACTCTCCTTGAGCACCATGCGATCTACCCAAAGACGCCCCACGATTTGCAAGCTGTGGCGACCCAATTTTTCCCGGTCGAGCCCTGGAAGGAATACTACGATAAGCGGTTCATAAACGTGAGCGACGAGGACATCCCCGCGCTGCTCTACTACAACGGTGCAGACACCGCGAACACGATTCTACTGCATGACAAATTGCGCCAAGAGATGCGTCGTGAGAACGTTCTGAACGTGTACGAGACGGATCGGATTATCACGCGCTACGCCATGGATTGGGAGAAGGTCGGCCTCGGAGTCGACGAAGCTGCGCGCCTTGTGCTGCATAAGGAATTCAGTGAGAGTATTGCATGCCTAAAAGAGAATATATGGTCTCTCGTGGGGAGTCGAGATTTCAATCCGAACAGCCCCCCGCAGCTTCAAAAGGTGCTCGTCGACCAGTTCAATTTGATACCCAAGAAGGTCACGAAGAGCGGACAGCTTTCGACCGATGCCGCGAGCCTTTTTGAGTTTAGAGATCACCCGTTCGTCGAGCTCTTGCAGGCCTACCGAACCAAGACGAAATTGTTCTCGACGTACATCGACGGTTTGGGTCAGGAGGTCGGCAAAGATGGGCGCATTCACACGCGCTGGAACAAGACCGCGACGCCTTCGGGACGCTTCGGCACAAAGCCTGCTGTGCAGAACTGGCCGAGGTCCATGCGACGTATGCTCGTGCCCGCTCCGGGGCGCTGCATCATCTCAGTGGACTTCGCGGCGCTCGAGCTGCGCATATCGGTGTTGCTCGCGGGCCAAGAGGATCTCATTGAGGCCTTCATCAACGGGACCGACGTGCACTCTATGTTCGCCGAGGTCTACTTCGGGGAGATTTGGAATCGAGCGAGCACGGACCAGCGCAAGCTCTTGAGGACGAACTCGAAGCCCGTGACCTTCGGTGACATTTACCGAGCTGGTCCGCAGACCTTATTTGAGAATGTGCGCGAGGATGTTCCAGGGATCACGTTCCAAGAAGTTCAGACCATGCAGGCCCGCAAACGGGCAAAATACAAAAATGTCAACGAGTATTCTGCTTACGTCACTGAAATTGCCAACCGAACCTTCGAGCTCCGAACGCCATGGCTCGGCCGTCGACGCCGCTGGCCATTGGGCGGAGTGCCTGACACCGAGGCCACGAACCACCCAGTTCAAGGCGGCGCGGGAGATATTGTAGATGCGGCTACCATTAGATGGTTACGCCTATTGGAAGAGAAAGGCGACTATCATACAAGAGTTTGGCCAATTATGCAGATTCATGATGACCTCCGCGCCGAGGTCACCATCGACTATGCTCAGCAAGCCCTCGAGGATTGCATGAACTCGTTACGCTGCTCGAAGAAGCTGGCCTCGCCTATCACCGGCAAAACGTACTGCATGCCCTTTGAGGTCGAAGGCAAAATAGGCTTCAACCACCTCGATCTCCACGTTCCAAAATAAAAAACAGTTTACTATTTTCAGTCCTTGTAAACATTCCAAAACTGTGATATGGGGATCAACATGAATAAAGAACAAACACGAGCACTTGCAGTTAGATTGGACGCTGAAACAATCCAACGAATTGAGGTCTTTGCCGAGCATAACGGGCTTGTAAACGAGGGCGGATCGCTTAATATATCGGCCGCACTTAGAATTCTCATTGCGAGCGCCCTGGGCTCATCGCAAGAGCAGATCACCGCACAGCTTTGGCATAGCGCCAAGGGCGTGGTAATGCGGGAGGTCGCCGACACTGTTTTTGTGGCGCTGAAAGAGTACCGTGACCACAACCTTTACAAGTAAGAGCTGGGGGCATTACCCCCTCACGATAAGGGCATGCAGGAAATGTCACCGGCATAGTGCTCCAATCAGGGACACCCATGTGGGTGACCTGTGCTTTGTATGTTGGATGGGCGCAAAATCGTGCGAGAAGTGTGGCAATCGCTTGATGGGCGAGAATTCGTGTGATGTTTGCGGGATGGAAGAGGTACGTGACAATCAAGTTTTGTCCAGTTCCCCTGGCAAGTTCATGTCAGAGCATGGAACTGGACCCTTTGAGCGTAGGGCAAAAGAGAAGAAAGCTCGCCAGACCAAAGCGGCCGCAGAAGGTAAGAATACACCTCGGCATATTGTACGCTCCAAAACACCACGAAAGAAGCCAAAAGATGGGTAAAGTTGTCATAACTACGGTGACCCATGTTGTTCGAATAACACCTAGAGAGCGCAAAAAGAATATAGCTGCGCCTCAAAAGAAATTACTGCGATCCACTTGGAATAAAGTATGGACTAAGAATTGGCTTCTAAATAACACGTCATTTCAAGTTCCGCCTACATTAGTCTGCTCAGCTACATGGGCAGATTTATGTACGTGGCTAGTCAGTTCTAGTTGTCCTACAGAGCGTTGGGTGGTAGTAAAACCGATTAATCTATCGCGTTCCAGAGGCGTTCGAATGGTTTGGAAAGAGCCTAACGATTTGGGTTTTAGAGACGCTAATCTAAGACTACTCAACGCCGCGGAACTGTTTGTTGATATTTCTTCGGATATGCCAAGAGTGCCCTCTGCACATAAATGGATAGTCGAGGAATATGTTTCGCCGGCACCAGAAGAACTAAAAACTCTTGGATATGATGCTCCGTTCAATCCGCTCGTGAGGATCATCATGAGTCGCGGAGATTTCCACTTTGGGGAGCTCCACATACCTACGAAAGCTTCTCGAGGGCGCGGAACCTTGCAGGGCGGTGCACGGCGCATCTGTTTCAACTACAAGGGCGAGCTCTTACAGACCCGACCAGACATACCAAACGATTTGCCTTGGTCAATCGAGAATTATGGAACGGTGAAAGACGTTACGGGGATGGTTTTACCCTTTTTTGATAAGATTATAGAGGCTATAAAAATTGAGGTGTGTGCGGTAATGAGCCCTAACGCCTTGTTTGCGTTTGATGGAGTCTATAGGCATAACAAAGATGATTCAGTGGATTTTGTTTGTATTGAAATAGAACATGCTCCAAATGTGAAGCACTTGCACAATTTTGACGCATTGAGACGGCCATGATTATCAATTTGAAAATAGTACCGAAGAGATTTGCAAATAAGATCTACACTAAGCAGTGGCTAAGTGAAAACACGTCGTTTGCCTATCCTAAAACTATAGTAGAATTAGCCCTTTTCAACGAGGTTGCTAAAAAATTGGAAGATTTGCCTGTAGGTGAGTACGTCTGGAAGCCTTGTTTTGGCCGGAAAGGCTGGGGAATCGCTCTTATAAATAAAACTGTTGACGGATATAAAATATTCCCATCTGATACAGTTATGCCTTTACAGGACACAATTGAAGAATTAACTAGAATAAAACGATTAACTATTTCAGAAGCTAAAGAAGCTAAAGATCACCGAAACTGGTTTGTCGAGGAATGGGTTAAACCGCACGAAAGACTTGGCAAGTTCACAAATGATATGCGTTGCCCGCCGATTATTCGTATCTGTGGACGAAGCGCCGTTCATTTCGTAGTGATTTCGCCGGTATACTTTAACGAGGTCGGCATATCGTCTTTTGGTTGGGACCATCGAAAGTATTTATGGCTAGATTTCAATGGCGTTGTTAGGCACACCGATGAAATGGACCTGTCTAACGCAGACAAGAAAACTCTAGTGTCTGTTGTGGAGAGGCGTATAGACACCGATTTATGTGGGCATAAAATTGAAGGTGTTCGAGAGATTATTGACCAAGTGAATCGTGAGATTAGCCCAAAACTGAAGTTAATCCACAATAAATGTTGGTCTGTTGACGGCGTATTTGATAAAGATAACAAGTTTGTTATAATTGAAATGAACTCTGCCATAGGAACACCCTTCTTAGGTGTTGTTTGGAAGAAGTAATGATTTTAAATGCTAAAGAGTTTTGGGACAAGATTTTCACTAAGCAGTGGTTAAGTGATAACACGTCACTTGCTTATCCTGCGACCTTAATTAATCCAGGCGAGTTTTACTACAATATAGATAGGTTAATAAAAGCGCCTATAGGTAAATATGTTTGGAAACCGCGGTGTGGTCGGCAGAATAGTGGCGTAGCTCTGTTAGAGAAGACTGCTGAAGGGTTTATGATTTTTTCATACGACTGTTTATTTTCAGCGAGTGATTTACCTTCTGAACTAGATAAGATAAGAAGAATAAAATTAAATACCCGCAAAAAATTACTATCTTCTCGTGCGTGGTTTGTCGAAGAATGGATTCACCCGGCCGATCAACTGCACAAGTTCACGGATGATACTCGATGCCCGCCCATTATTAGATTCATTGGGCAAGACTGTGTGGACTTTATAACAATGACGCCAGTGTATTTTAACCTTGAAGGTATTTCTACTGCTGGCTGGAAAAAACCAAAATATATCTTGGTAGATTTAGATGGTTTTGTAAGGGACACGGAAGATATGGATTTGAGCAATCTTGACTCTAAAAGTACAAAGGTAGTACTACAAAAGACTCTCAACGTTGCTCATTTTGGCGGTAGGATTGATGGTATACCCGAAGTGGTGGAGCAGATAAATAAAGAAGTTGCGCCAAAGGTTAAGGGTTGTAAGAACCACCGATGGTCTGTTGATGGAACCTTCGATGAGAATAACAAGTATGTAGTCATTGAAATGAATCATTTCCCTGGTGCACAATTCTTGGGGGCAGCATGGAAGAAATAACAAGAAGCCCTTTAATTCTATCAGATGATAGTTGCGGACGCATGGTCTATTTTAAATGTGACTATATGCTCCCAACGGGATCATTTAAATACCGCGAAGCTATGGCCGTGAAGCACTTTGCGGCCTTACAAGGCGTGAGAACGGTTATTGTGGCGACTAGTGGTAATACTGGCGAGGCTATAACTAGCATATGCAAAGATTTAGATGTTATAGTATACACATGGGACGATAAAGTTCCTCGTATTCGTGTCATAAAGCAAGTTATGGACGAATACGAAATGTCCGATAAGGGAAGGACATTTTTGTTTGCTGGGAGTAACAATCAATTGAAAATGATTGCTCACCAGATTATGGCTCGAGAGATATTGCAGCAAATCCATGAGGTCTACCGCGACAATCCCTCGCACCATTACTTCCAGGCCACGGGCGGCGGATACGGTTGCGCCGCAGTCAAAGCGGTCTGGCCAGCTCGAAGCACCACGGTTGTTCCCGTGCGCCCCGAGGCCGAGCTCATCCCCCGTTGGGCACCTGCTCTTGCCGACGCGCCCGAGCTCCCAGAGGTTATCGAGGTCTCGGCATCGGAGATTTACCGCGCCGCGGAGCATCTACGGAGCCTCGTGAGCTCCCTACCTCCCCCAGGCCTCGAGGCCGCAGTGAGCCTTGCAGGATGGTGGCATTGGGCTAAGAAGTATGGGTATCCAGAGCGACCCCCGGTGATCAACCTCACCGGAGCTCTGAAAGGTCCAGTGCCATGGTGACAGAGAAGTCTGACAAGCTGCGTGAGACTCTGAACTTCTATCGTGATATGTACGATGACAAGGTAATCTTCACGACGGCTTGGGGCTATTCAGGGATGGTTCTGCTCGATCATGCCCGCAAGGTCTGGGAGCACGTCCCGGTCCTTTCGATCAACACGGGCATGCTGTTCAGTGAAACAGTGGCCTTTGCCAACCGTATGCACCAGCAATGGGATTTGGCCTTGCGTTGGATCGGTCCTACGGAAGGCACTCACCTCCCGCCTGCGCAAGAGTGCTGCAATGAGCGAAAGGTGCTTCCTTTATGGTACGCGCTCGAGCCCTACCAGGCGTGGGTTTCTGCCCTGCGGTGGGACCAAGCCTCGACGCGCAAAGACTCGAAGGAAATTGAGACAGACCGGAAAGGCAAGATCCGTTTGGCTCCAATGCTAAACTGGACAAGCGAGGAATGCTGGAAATACATTCGAGATAACGACGTGCCTGTTCAATCGTTGCACGACCAGGGATACCGATCTATCGGGTGCCGTCCTTGCACCGCGTTGCCGACCTCGAGCGACGAACGCTCTGGCCGCTGGGCCGGCGAGCGGCAGGAATGTGGAATCCATGAGGTGAAACCGTGAAAAAGGTTAGCCTAGTCCGAAAGAATACCAAGACCACTAAGGTTCTCGTGGCCGAAGATGGCCGCAAGCTCAATTGCCCTTACGGTGACGGCGCTGCCCAATGTGGGACGTGGTGTGCTCTGTTTGATATTGCTTCTCGAGGGGATACCTCGGCCGATAGACGCTCATGGGTAATGTGCCGTGAGCATATAATAGGCGAACTCGTGGAAGATGAGGCAAGCGTCACTGCTCTAGATTCCACGTCCACGAGGCACCAAGCGTAGGAGCTCCCAGAATGCTGAAAAATATATGGGACCAGGCGTTATATGATCCCACAAGCCTTTTCCGTAACAAAAAATGGTGGGTGATACTTTTATTGATTCTTCCGTGGATTGCCCTTCTCACCGTGGCAGGTTTTTGGTGGATGCTAAACTCGAGCAGGTTGACGGATAACTACGCCGAGCGAGCGAAGAATGCACCGCTTGACAGCCTAAATAAATCCTGCGACAAATCCATCGAAAAGCTGAAAGGACAACAGAAAACCTTGGCGGACAAGGCGGCAATTGTTGAGAAGGTGATTCAAAATGCCCGAGCCGACTTCGAACAGACCAGGAAATCAATGGCTAACGCTACCCACGAGGAACTCAAAGATCGTTTATCTCGAAAGGACGTTGATTGATTTCTTGAAGGATCTAATCCTCGGACTAATTTTCTGGGCTCTAATAGCCTTCGCATGGAGCTTGAAGGCCGACGAGCTGCCCGAAATACCCGATGGGTACACGATAAAGACACCTTCTGGATTGCGCGAGTGTTATCCTACCGAAGAATTTAGAAAAATTGTCATTTGGATAGAAATTGCCAAACATTTCCATTATGTAAATCACGAATTGAATGTTTTACTTGATACTACTAAAGCAGAATTGACCGTTGTAGGGCAAGCATCTGAAATAAGAGCGAGCCAATTGGAAGCGAGCCAATTGGAAATTAATAGGTTACAAGCGTTAGTAGGTGAACAGCGAAAGGAATATGCTCGAGCAGAAAGGATTCGAAAAATCAAAAATGGGCTAAAGTGGGGTGGCATAGGGCTACTTGCCGCTGGAACGATAACCTTTGGTATGTTATGGGGAATTTCTAAATGAGTTCAACTGAGCCATGTTGGCTAGGGGTGTCTTCTGGTGTTTGGGTAGACTTAAGTGATCCCAAAATGGAAGACATTGATATAGAAGATATTGCATGGAGTCTAGCGGGAATCCTGCGGTTCAATGGCCACTTGTCGACGCACATCTCGGTTGCGCGGCACTCGTTGGAGGTGTCTCGCCTGGTGCCTGACGAGCTCCAGCTCGCCGCCCTCTTACACGACGCCCATGAGACCTACGTCGGCGACGTCACCCGACCAGTGAAGCGCTACCTCAAGCAGCTTGGTGTAAACCTTGATGATTATGAGTCTATTTGGCAGAAATTGATCTGGAATAAATATAAATGCATGCCAGTGCATAAAGAACAAATCCAGCGCATAAACGATGCCGATGACCTACAAATGGCTCGTGAAATCACGAGTTTAGCCCCCGAGGGGCCTTTTCGAGATTACGGGCGGGTGCTCCTAAACAAGTACATCGGCCAGAGATACGGTCTCATGGTCCGACCCATGGAACTGGACACGTGCAATGCGAACCCGAGAAGAGACTACCTCGAATTCAAAAAAAGGTTTTTTGAGCTTGACGGCGGAAAAGCTCAAGGGTAGACTAGCGTCTCGCGGGAGAGGTGTATCTATATGGATCAACTCTTTCCTCATGGTGAGTCTGCTCTCTGGCCTGGTCTATGGAGGTATCCTCTTGGGTGAGCTCCTACAAGCACAACGAACACCCTGGGGAGAAGTCGGCAACCATCAACAGCTCGCGCTGAACATGGACGCGCTCCTATCCCGCTACGGCATCACGAACGCCGACCAGCGGGCTCGCATGACCGCACACGCGATCTTCTCAAGTGGTTGGGACCAGAAGGTCTGGCACTACAACGCTTGGGGAGCGAAGCGCGGCACGTGGCCTGACGGCTACTACAAGATGGGTACGCAAGAGGTCGACACGGCCGGCAACACCTATCCTGTGCCCGACGAGCAGTGGCGAGCGTTCAAGAACTGGAAAGAGGCGATAGACGACTTCCTGACGCGCATCTCCCCGACCTCACAGAATGCCGGCTACCAGAGTGCCTCGAGGTATTTGATTGCCGGTGGGCCTGGGTACGACGCCCGATACTGGGATTCTATCATCGCAGGCGGTTACTACACGGCGCCGTCCTTCGACGGCGAGGCCTTCTCGAAGCTCGTCGCTCGCGTCCGATCGGAGATTTTCCGCGCCGACCCGGCACAGAACGCCAAGGCCCAAGATTTTGCCCTCAACAACATCGATCACGGCTCGGCTCGAGGATGGTGGGGCCTCGTGCTCCTCGCCGTGGTGGGGGGCCTCATAGGGTGGGCCTTGACGCGCAAAGGATGAGCTCATGATTCAACATGTGGCTGAATGGGTCTGCAAGTGCACCTACTGTTCGCAAGTGGTTGACATGAGCGTTAAAATGTCCATGGCAGACGGAAATTACCTCTTGCAGTTCACTCACCATGGGTGCACACAAGGCGACCAAGAGCCCCCCGAGGTGACGTATTCAGCCAAGACGCTCTCATTGCTACGCAACCAAGTCTTACCTCGGCAGGGCTACACCGTTATAACTGAGAAATGACCAAGAATAGTGAATACTTAGAGGTGTGTATGGAAAGCTGTAAGTGTCCAGTCCTACGCTGGCAACATGTGGATGTTTGGCGCGGCGAGTGCCAGAAGTGCGGCCGGGAGATGGAGTTTGACATCAAGATGAACGGCGAGGACGGCCGTTACATGGCCTACTGGAACAGACACCCGTGCGAGGTCGGCGACGACCCTATCCTGCTCGGCGAGGTGACGTGGTGCTCCTCGCTAACCCTGACCTCCTTGCGCGAGCACATCGCAAAGATCCTCGTGTCCAGCCTATGACCTACCAAGCGGTACTCGGTTGCCCCCATTGCGGCCAGCGAGGGCACCCAATTCCAGTAGAATTCGCGGAGAAGATCGTCGTGGCGGCCCTGAGACGTGACCCGTTGGAGTGGCTATTTCGGTGTCCTGCCTGTAAGATGATTCTCGATGCCTCGCAAGCGCTGTTTTTCTATCGGAGGTTGTCGTGGAAAAGAAGGTTTATGCCCAGTTCTGCGCCGTTCTCGTTGAGCACACTGGAGCTCAGATTGCGGTGGTCAAAAACTTCTCAGCGAGGCATATCAAAAAATATGCGCATTCTCGCGGATTCCCCACGGCCAAGGCCTATTTAGTACACCTCCGAGAGAACATTGACCAAGAGATGCCGAACTTGGCCGATCATGGCCTGGTGCACTCGACGTACTTCGGTCGAAATCACACGTTCTGGGAAGCCTTGCAGCGGCACTTTCTCTGCCGAATCCGGTCCGGCGAGAGCGTGCGAGTTCTGTCTCTTGGGTGCTCCGACGGGCATGAACTCGCCACGATTGCCCTGCTCTTGCACCAGTTCACCACGGCGAAGAACATCACGATTGACGCCCTGGACATCTCGCCCAAGTGCGTCAAGAATGCCATGAACCCGGCCTTTCCCAAGAGGCATTTGAACAAGCTGACCTTCTTGACGGCGAGGGTTTGGAAGTCCCTCGTGGAGATCCGTGGGAGCCGTATGCGGCTCATTCCCGAGCTCGCGGAGCGCATCCACGCCAGGATCGCCGACGTGCGGACCAGAACGGGCGATTGGTGGGGCGCCGAGCCAGCGGTCTATGACCTCGTGCTCTGCCGGCATCTGCTCATGTACCTCGAGGAATCGGTCGTCGAGGATACCTTCACAGAGATTTCGAAGGCGCTCAAGCAACACGGCCTGCTGGGCATCGGACCTCCCGACCCGAAGCCGCCGCACGGGCTCTTCCGGGAGCTCGAGCCCATGTTGTACACGAAGGTTTGAAAAGGGGGCCTCGGCGAGGCTCGTGCCATCCAAAGCTCTAGCCCTTAGAGAAAGCCGGAACTGTCTTAAAGAGACCAGCGAACCGCGCCGAGGCCTAGATGGGCAGGCGATGCAGGCCCCTGCTGGGTATTAGACAGGAACCTGCAACGGAGCCACTTTTATGATACCGCGGAGAGCTCCCCGAGACAAGCAAAAAATGCTCCGAGGCCCGGTGTAGTTGAGTTTACCGTTTCGGCGGCAAGGTAATACATAGTTATACCATAAAGTGCATATAACTGCATACAACTGCCGGCCGCGGGCGCACCGCCCTCTTTTCGCACGGAAAACGAGCCCCGTGCGGAACCAGGATGGATGAAGCGCCTTGTTAGATTCCACGCGGGGCTCAGATACATTTTAAGGCCGCACATTTTCCGCACAAGCCGCGCAACTTGCGTTCCCCTGGAGCTCGTGATAGGTTCGCTTCGTCCCCTCGGCTGTGTTGTTGTCCTGGGAGCGTCTTCGAACGCCTTCGGAGGTGCTCCCTTATCCTGCCGGCTGATATTCCTTGACTCTGAGCTTTCCCGCTGTAAAACGGAGTAACTCCAAGTCCGTCCGGTTGAATGGGGAGCTCCTCGGCGAAAGCTGGGGAATTCCCTTTTTTGCGCCTTTTTCCATATATTTTGATTATATAAAGCCTACACCGCCCCTTACGGGACGTAGTCTACAGAAGTCGCGCAACTTTGTCAATATTGAAACGATCCGCGATGCCTGCTAAGGTCATTGAAACCAATGGAACATGGAGGTACAAAATGGATCGACGAGACTTAACCGCTGGAATGAAATTTGTATTTCTCGCCTTGTTTATAGGGATTTGCCTCGCAATAATCTTCGAAACGTGCAATCTGAAACCAGCTTTTGCCGAGCCGGCCGAGCCTAATACGGGCCAAACAAGGCCCCTTGGAGCTGTAGCTTACCTGCTCGAGCGCGATCACACCCCTGCAAACGACCCAAGATGGAGAGAAAGTGAACGCTTCGAGGTCGCCCTAGCTGGCGCCGCGGCGGACGTTGGGCTCGATCCTGCACTCTTCATTGCCATGGCCTACAAGGAGAGCTCGTTCGACACGTCAGCTCGAGGTCGACTTGGCGAGCTTGGCCTAGTCCAGGTCCACGGCAAAGCCAAACGTGGGTGCGATCTGGCCACGGCCGAGGGCCAAGCGGCATGTGGCGCTCGTTGGCTGGCCAGGGTCGTTCAAGAATGCGGGGGGTCCCTGGTGCTCGATGCAGAGAAGTGCCGAAATACAGGCGCTCGAGGCGCATGCAGCGGCGGTTTAGCTGGCTACGCAAGTGGAAGCTGTTCAGCGCGCACTGTGCGCACAGCACAGATCATTCGTGGCCGGCTAAAACTGGCCGAAAAGATCCGACCGTTCTTGCTCGATGAAACGCAAATTTTAGTGAATCGGATTTTTTGAGGCAGGTTCGATCACTCTGCATTGATAACGATGAGGCATGGCTCGATGATGATCACGTGACCGGTCGACATATCGCAACCAATGCCTACGTCGATGCACTCGTTATACACCGATATGGGAATATTTACCGATTTCACTGTGGTTTCGCACCATTGTTGCATGTTCGACAAATTTTTCTTGATCTGCTCGTCGCCGTCCGAGCAGATTGTCCACTCATTGAGCAAAGCTTGATAAAACTCACCACAATCTTGAACGGTTTCGTATGACTCTTGCTCGTCTGCTTGTTCACAAGCAGTCCACAAACATGGCGGCGAGGAACACGCGAGCACAATCACGAGCCAATGTAGCTTTTTCATCTTTTTTGCTCCTTGTTCATGGTTCTTTTTTGATCCAGGTTTCTTTGGGTGGCGGCCACGTGCCGTGTTTCTTTGCCTGGTCGTATTGCCTGCCTAAGTGTGCGCCGTCACAAACGTCTATTGCTTCGTTGAGCGCTCGAAGTAAAGGTTCTCTTACTTTCTTTGGGATAACCGGCGGAAAAATCACGCCTTCATCGGTAGACAACTCGGCCATAACGCGAGCATGCCTGCGCACAGATGCGTGAGCTACTGCCACCATATATGGCTCGGCGTCGCCATAGTCATGGGCTTCGATCTTTGCCCGCATGTTTGCCGTCCACGCGTCGACTAGGTCGACGACCTGACCGTCTTTTAGCATCTTTCTCAATAAAAGCTTTACTTTAGCCACGTCCGTTCCTTTCGTTAGTGTCTCATCGGCATTATGCATGCGGCGAGTTTTACGTCAAGATATTCCACAATCACTGGTCCAAGCTCGTCACCATCGGAGTTCAGATTCACATAATTGGCTAGTCGGTAATTGAGTGCCTCGAGTAAATATAATGGATTTACAGTTACGTTAACGCCGAGCCACTTTTTCAACGATACCATGCTTCGCGGATTTCGGTATTCACGCAAGGTGGCCAGCGTTTCTTTGATTGCTTCTTCGAAGGTGTCTCGGTGCGTTTCGCATTTGATAGCACTGAACAGTTCAGAGCTACGGTTTAGTTCTGATATTTGCTCGACTAGCTTGGAATTTAGATTTTCGTTGATTATTTCGTTGATTTCATCAACAAGCGCCGTTCGTAAGAACTTGTTTGATATTTTGAAACCTTTTCGTGGTTTGAACATGCAATCCGTGGGAGCTTGCCATTCATTTTTGATTTCCGCAGTGTAGAGTTTAGAACTCGCAACGTGCAGTCTATGGCCATCGGTGCAAGCTCTGATATTCTCATCGTCTGCCGAAACGGCAGGTTTAAGCAAGAACGGGCGCGTTTCGTCCGTTCCTAGTGCCTGCTCGAGCCATTTTTCGACCGGTGTCCTTCTTTGCGCCATTTGTTGCCCTTTTCCTTTCTGTTAGCCGGCATAAATCAAAGTCGTTTCAATGACTTGGATTTGCCGATTGTTTTTTGCCCATTGTGGCAATTCATTGTCCATGTTATCCGCTTTTAATTGTGCTTCTTCGCGCAAATTGGCCAAAGTACTCATATCGAGCCACTTATGACCGTCGGATGATAACCGAATAACTGCATACATTGTTTTTGTCATTGTTTCGCCTTTCGTTCACGCATACCAGGAATGGTAATAACTACGCGCACCGTCCCATAAATCCGCGTTGCCAGCGCTCCGTTTGTTTGCTACTTGAATACTGTCCTTCGCGGTAATGCGCGCCAACAATTTTGGCATTTTTGCGGCTTTTTCTGCCGATACCGGTAAAGGTTTAACATTTTCGGCCATCGAGCTGTAACCTTTGCTTTCCTCGGGGAGGTGCTCGAAACCGATTTCAACCACCTCGACGGTTTGATTATTGATTCGGGCCGTGATCTGGTATGCGTCGACGTTCGTTTGGTCATAGCCCCATGACGCTACAAAAACAGATCCTATCGTTCCTTCGAATTCAGCTTTTGCCGCTTGCCGCGCTAGTTTTTGTCGCTCTTTTTGTTCCTGTTTATACGCGTAAACACGTACCAAATTATCAAAAAAAGCTTCGATTGCAGTGTTTGCTGATTCGCGTGATTTGTAGGCGAGGTACTTATCCGGTTTACTCTGTTTTCCAATGAAAAACTGGACACTCACTCGACCACTTGCCGCTGTGGAAATATAGCAGACGGCACTTTCTTCCGGCAGTTTGTTGGACGTTACTTTTTGGCCGTCTTTTGCTATGTAGAATTCACGGGTTAGCGTTCGCATGATTCAAACCTCACTTTCCCATTCTACTTTGCCGTTGATCACCCGTCCGATCTTCATTCCCGGTAATTGTCGCAATAACCTTTCGAAAACGTCAATGGATACCTTGTCCAGACCTTGAAAGTTTTCATTTTCAATCGCCATTTTTGCCAGTTTTTCAAAGCCACCAGAAAAACCGGGGAGCATGGCTTTGGCGGTTAGTCTATCCTCGCACGTAAACCGGTCAACGGTATTTTCAGGCAGGTCTACGTCAACCATAGGACCGGCGATAATCAATTTTGCGAATAGATCATAGTCGGTTTTATCCGCATCGTAAACGAGACAATTTTCGGCCGCTTGATCAATGTAGGTCTCTAGTGTACCGCCGCTTGAGCTTAAATTTTTAGCCCGCGCATGCCAACCCGCTTTTCCACGTCCTATCACTTTGTAATTGTCTTTCTGCTTTTTCATTTGGTTGTCCTTTCTATTCCCACGGTAGTTTGTCGATGCGTTTACCATCGAATTCAGCGTGAACTTGTGGCCAGTATGCGCCGCTTTCATTTTCTGGACATACTCCCCATCCGGTTTCCATGGAGTCGCCCCATTGATCAAGGTCGGTTATTTCATCGGCAGTATCCGCTTGATCAATGGCAAGTTCCATTGCTCGATCTAGCGCTTTTTCGAGGCAATTAAAATATTCTCGTGTATCGGCACAAGTCGGATCAGTTACGACATATTGTACATGATTTATGTATACTTCTCTACGGTGCTTTCGATATTCAGCTATTATATCGTAATCAATTGCCAGTATTTCAGAAACCCTTTCTATATCGTTGTCCGTGCTAGTTTCGCTTATCCCGTACTCTCGAAATAGTTTCTCTTTCATTTGGTTGTCCTTTCATTGTGGCCAGTATGATGCAAATGGTCTGTTTTTTTCGCATATGCCGAAAAATGCGAGTTCAAGTCTGACCGCTTGTTTGGCCATACGATCGCAACCATAAGTCGAGCTTAGTGTAGGATCGTCAGATCGAATATTTTCACAGTATTCATAGTATGCCTGCGCATATCGTTGTTTTTCCTTGTTCCTCATTTTGGCGATATAGTTTAGCGCTTTTCCCGTCTCTTTCATTTTGTTTGCCTCACTTCTTTCATTTTCCCAAAAATTTTGTTTTTTATTTTTCAGACTATCCCAGTTTGAAACAAATTCACACAAAAATGATTTTCTCTTATTATTTTTTATTACAGTATCACTAAAACTTAACATAAGTAACTCTGAAAGATTGTTCAGTATGTCAAAATTGTCACAAGTTATTGTGGGATATTCTTTTTTATCTTTTTTTGTTTTTTTGTGAATTTTTTTGTGATATGGTATGTCAAAAAATACAGGAAACATATTTTTGAGAAACGAAAGGAAAGGAAAGGGAAACAAAAAATGAAACGGATAGTAAAAATTGAGAAGTGCCGAAAATGCAAATCGCAAAAGTGGCAAAAGAGAGATACTTATATAAGTATCTCGATAATTGACGAGAATAATAACTATAAATTTGATGATATGGTGACAATTAAGACTGTCTATGTATGTTCAGTTTGTGAAACAAAAACCTACACTGACCCACTTTCTGAAACATATGAACCACAACTCACAATCGAAGAAAGAGACGGCAACAAATGAACCAAATGAAAGTCATAACAAATCGCGTTCCTCGTGAATTGATTCATGGAATTGAGCTAAACGAGAAAGAAAGAGCTGAATTCGATTTTCTTTCATCGGACGAAATTGATTGCGATCTGTTCTTCCGATATCGAGGCGACGTTTATTGCCTTGGCAATTTCATGCGAAGCGAAATGACTATCGACGGTATCACATGGCACGGTAGTCAAGGCGACAACTATTTCGCCGGAACACTGGTGCATATTTGTGACGATCACGAACATGTGATCGTGGGGAGATATTACCAATGAATAATCCAATGACCCAAAGTGAATTGCACTGTGCTATCGAAACCGTGAGAAACAAGGCCTATGAATTTGCGGTAAAGGTCCATCCAATGTTTGTGCTAAACGACTGGCGATGGACCAGTGCTCAAGGCATGAAAGTGCCTAGTGTCGATGATATTTTCCTGCATGTATTGAGCCTGGTCAGTGGTTTGGTTCCTGGTCAGTGTTCTTATGGTTGGTCAAGTGGGCGGATTAGTGTTCGAATCAAAAAGCATGAAAATTGCGAAGAATCTTGCGAGTTTACTGTGCGCATTGAACTAGTGCCGTTTCAAATTGTTGAAAGCTACTGCATGGACCAGGACACAAACGAAAGGACAAACGAAAATGGACGTTGATCAATTCAAAAGAGAGTACATTCATACACCGGCCGCAGTATTGCGCGAAATTGACGGTTTGGCCGATATTCTGGCCAGACTAGATCATTCATGGTTCGATGATACCGCAGGCTCGAGCGGCGATCCTGGCCCGTTTGTTTGCAATTGGTATGGAGTCATGAGCGATAAAGACAAGGGTTTCCACGCCATTGTGAGGCAATCTAACGATGGATTTAATTACTGTGAAACGTTCGATAATGGCGACCAGTGCGCCGATACTTGGGCAAAAATCCAATTGGACGCGCTCGAAATTGCGCTTGAAAATGAAGACTATGACTATTTTGGTTGTACTAACCGGGAAGAATTGCTTGACGCTATTGAAAAGCGGAAAAGCCTAATCAATTCGCTAGGTCTCTCAATTTGAAAGGGGCGCAGTAAATGAATCAACCGCTCGATCATTGGCGCAAAACATGGCCAGTGCTATCAAAAAAAGATGTGGATATTATCAACAATTTACCCAATTTCAACGGTATCGTGACACCAGGCATGGACTGGCTTGATGGATGGACTGTGGGTGAGTCATGGGAATACGCCATTGCCGCACTAGTAGCCGCTCGTCTCGGTTTCTTAGTCGAGGCAAACGAGGCAATAATTGAGGCACAGCGCTATGAACACGGCGAACTAGGGTCAATCTGAAACGAAAGGCGGCGATGAAAATGGAACTATTCACAGAATTTGAGATCAACGGAGCGCTTGAAAAAGCTTGCGAGGATATCGACCTTGCAATTGATGAAACCTCCATGCCTAGTTTCGATGGATTCCCAAAGACGCGGCACGAGGCATTGAAAGAGATTATTTCGATAGACCGGGAAGCTGTGGCGATAGCCGTAGCTAGGTCCGTTTGTGGTCAGGCTAGCACAGTGCACCAGAGTCTAATTGAAAATTTTGACCCGCCATTGCGCGATTTGGCCGAATTTATCGCCGGTAAATTGCGTTATGCTACCAAAGAAGACAAACGCGACGTTTCGTTGATTTTAAATGAATTTTTACGCTAGTCCGGCCAAACCCCAAAAAACCCCAAAAAATCGAGTCAAGGTCCGGTCAAAGGCGGTCAACTGCCTTTTTAGGTAAATTTTTCTCGAAACGTGCCCAGCGCTCCGCGCCGATTTTGCACGTTTACATTGTAAACAGGCGCTTGACAAATACCTATTTGTCGTGATAGGGAAAGGCTCGTGAGCTAAAAAAGGCGAAAAAATGATAGATTTTTTAAGTGGGCGCACGGTAGCAATCCTTTATATGCTTTGGGTTGCATTAATGGTGTTCCTGATAACTGTTTTCACTATCAGAAGTGACGAAAAGCTTAAGCAGATTCAAACTCTTGAATCGGAAATAAGAGCTCTCAAGGCGCACGTAACAGAAATCGAAACCGTAAATAAGAGCTGCTCGGCGACCTTGCAGGCATGCCTCGGCTCTTGCATCGAATCGCAGCTCCTTGACACCGTCAAGGAATCAATAAGGATCAAACGATAATGCCCAGCGGAGTTCACCTAACACGCGAGCAGATCACTGAAATCGTTGAACTATACGAAACGGGCATGACTGGTCCCGACATTGCCCGCAAGACTGGCGTAGCCTGGTCGACCGTGGTCAAGGTCGTCTGCCGCGAGCTTGGTATCACTGGGAGCCCTGATAGGCCCATACGCCGGCCGCCGCCTAATAAGTACGAGTTCACCACAGACCAGCTCGTCGAGCTTGTTCAGCGCTACCGCGACGGGGAAGGCCTCGAGGCTCTTGCCGCTCACTTCCATTGCGATGCGAAAAAGCTCGTCGTGGAGCTCGGCCGTGTGAACGAGCCCATCAAGCCGACCGGCCGGCCGCGGGTGGTGGCACCCGAGGTGCTTTGCCCAGTTTGCCAAGAGCTTATCCCTGCGAAGCGCTTCTTCTATGGAGCTGACGGCGTAGCCGTTCCGCCGAAGAGCTGCGGCAAGGACGAATGCGAGGCCGCTCTAGCCTTCGGCGCCGTCGAGGCCCCCGCGGTCGTTCCTCGTGGGGAGATTCGCCGGGACAAGGGCGGGTGGACACCTGGGGGCAAGGCCCAGGCCGCTCAGAGGCAGTGGCAAGAGGAGCGCTTGCTCGTCGAGCGTCTGCCCATCGATCTCGAGCTCCTCGCGGAGATTCTTCCCATAGACCAAGTGGGAGAATACCAAGCGCTCTTCGAGCTCTCTGAGGACACCCGTGGGAGCGCTCGGCCTGGGGATCAGGGGTCGATTTGGGGAGATTTGAGCAGAGTTCCTGTTTATATGCGCCTCATCGCTCGCGGGGAAGGTCACGCTGCGGTGCGGTTGCTCTTGCTACCGGGCGAATCTGTTTTCGATAGATTCGTGGCCAAGTTCTTCCGCGACAAGGAACAGCTCCTCTTGATCTCGAGGTCTTCGCGGCCGCTCTTGGCATGGCGCTGCGCTTGCCCGCAGGGATGTTCGTGGATTCTCGACACCGTGGTAGACCTGCCCGAAGAGGTTGGGGTCTACGGCATATGCCCAACCTGTGGATCATGCGCTTTGCAGATAGAACACATAAAGGAGTGACCAATGGTAAAGCAAGTCAACGCAAAAAACACTGCTGACGTCAAGGAGCTCGATAGCACCGTAAAAATCATCGGCAATCCAGACCTCTGGAAGATCATCTCTAAGATTTACTCTGACGGCCATGGCTGGATGAAATCCACAAAGGCCATGAACATCGAAGGCCGTGGGGTGCTCGTGCAAGTGTCGACGCAGCTCGGCGATCAAGTTGCCGAGGCCTTGACGTTCATTCCCGACGCGATGGTCGAGGGGCCTTTCAACGACAAGGCCACAGGGATCGAGTCGTACCGCATTTTTGGCACTGTCAAGGACGACTGACCGCAAGGAGCTCCCCATGGGACACCCACCTAAGACCTGCCGAACCTGTAAGTGCTACATCAATGGCAGAGGCACTAACGCAAACTGGCCTTATGGGTATGGTCGATGCTTGATATACGTATCGGGACACACGGCGGAACGGCCAGCACATGCTAATAGCAGAGCTTGTGACCGTTATTTAGAAAGAGGGAAGTGACCCATGCTAGACAATGAGCAGATTGTTGCGGATTTAGGAAATCATGGCTGGGCGTATTATTACTCCATGGGGCATAACAAGGTAAGCACCTAGAGATTCCATTGTATTTGGCGGATAAAAAAGGTTAGTTGTCATGATAGTCGTTAGAGCAGGACAAAGGTTCGTTTCGCCCGATGGGTCAGACCTGCTTGTGCAGTGTATCAACGACCAAGAAGTGTACTACGGCGGTCGCTGGGCTGATTCAAAGCTATGGGAATATGGACACCGTATGCACAAACGTCCCTTCGAGGCAATCCTCGAAAAGGACGGCTGGAAGGAAAGCCATGACTGTTGACGTGTTACATCCAAGGGGCAAGAGCTGTAAGGATTGCAAACACAAGAGCGGCTATGAGACTAGCGCTGAAATTTTGGCGGATTTCGGCTACAAGGGACGTTATTGGAAGTGTGAGCTTCGAAGCTATTTGGACGCCAACGAGGTCTTTCCTCGAAGAGTCACGGTTTATACAGACGGCTCGAGTCTTTGCTCTAGCTGGGAGAAGAAATGATCGGGAAGGCCTGCATAGGTTGCGGTTTTTGTTGCCGTAAGGGACCATGCAGTTATGGTGGGTTTGATCCTGTTACGTATTGCAAGCACTTATTCTGGGACGGCCAGCGTTGGCGCTGCCACCTTATTGCGATGAGCATAGCTTATGCAACGACATTGTGTGCAGGCGCGGGGTGTTGCTGTGGCCTTAACACCTATCAGCGAGAGAATCGAGTACCTACGCCCGAAGAGGTCGAAGAGGCCCGGAAAGTGGACACGACTTTTCATGAGCTACCATTGCGGTTTAGACGATAGACTGGACGGCGTTCCCGGCAAGCCGCATATCAAGTGCGACCTATGCGGCATCGAGCATACGATATACGACCCCCAATGGAAGGGGCCGATCCCGTCGATATGGTTCCTCGACGGTCTGCACGCGCCTGGTTGGCATGGAGGCCGTAACCTCGACGGCACGCGCACGGATCATTGCGATGAGTGCTTCAAAGCTCGCTCAGAGCCAGTGCTCGAGGCTGAGCAGGTTCCCGCCGAGGCCTTGCCGCCGCAAGACGACACCGTCGAGGAAATCGAAGCGGTAACTCGGCGGGAAGACCTCGTGAACAGCGACCCACGGCAGGCCGAGCTCAGCTCATCTCGAGACTATCAACTCGAGCTCGCCGTGATTGTCAACCTGCAACGTGAAGCTCGCGGGGCGCCTTATGTGTCCTACGGACCAGAGCACGAGATCAAGTCTCTTACGCGACTCGTCGAAGCGCTCGATGAGCTCGAAAGCCTCGAAGGAGAATGACAATGTCTGACGAGGACGACCAGTTAGAAATCGAATTGACTAGGCTACGGCGCCCCCTCGAGATTATGGCCAGGGCCTTTAAGGGGGTTAAAGGATGACAAGAGAATGTACAGTCCATCATCATGCGTGTGATTGTCGAGAGGCTAAGTTTGCCGAAATAGAAGGCGAGCGCGACGCTCTCAAGATCGAAGTAGACGAGGTAGAAAGTGTGATAGAAGACCTCGACCAAGAGAACATGGCTCTTCGTAAAGTATTAGAAGAGGCCAAAGGTGCTCTAATTGGGGAGGTCGATGTTGAGGGGCCTTGCACCGCCAAAGAGGTCGCAAATCGAATCGTTGATTGTATACAAGCATTGAAAGCCGGCCGAGACGAGCTCGAGAGAGAACTGCACGAGATGAGAGCCAAAGTGAGCCAGTGGGCCGTCAACCATGCTTGGATGCTCGAAGAGGTCGAGCCGAGAGAA